GGCCGTTCGAGGCGGCGTCGGCGGGCCGCTCGGGGGCACCCCCCAGGGGGTTCGGGCCTCTGACCTGCGGAAACGCGGTTAGCTGGCCTTAGCCCACCGGGGCGGGCCGCGAGTGAGTCACAGGTTTCGTCCTTAGCCGGCACGCGCTGACCTGCGGTTTTGTGCGTTAGGCCGTAAACAATGGGTTGGGTGCGGGTCAGCTAACTTGGGTGCGTGTTTGCTGGCGCTAAGGGCGGGCATGATACCGGGTGCGCTTGGGTATGTCAAGCGTGACTTGCGCCACACTGTGCTTAGCAACCGCTGGCCTGGCCTAGCCGCTTAGGTCCCGCTTAGCCGCTCCCCTAGCGCGCTGGCCTACGTTGCTGCCTGGCGCGTGCCCTTGCGTACCGGTAGCGCTGGCGTAGGCCGCTTAGCGACGGCCTGGCGCTGTGCTGTGCCCGGTAGCGGCTGTGCTGTGCCCGGTAGCGACGGCCTGGCTTAGCGACGGCCTTAGCGACGGCCTGGCGCTCCCCCTGGCTGGAATGTCGGGTCACTACGGCTGTGTGTCTGGCTGTGTGTGTAGGCCGCTTAGCGACGGCCTGAGCGCTCACCGGTGACCAGCGCTTTCGACGCTTACCTATCCCGTGTGTTGCGCGCGTGAGTACAGGGCATGTACCTTGGTCCCTGTCACCACAGCCAACCGAAAGGAATTCCCAATGTTCGCTTATGTCGCTCCCGCTGGTGAGGCCGTCGCACGCGTCAACGTGTTCGGTGAGTCGGGCGAGTCGTTCGCAACGCTTACCGAAGCTATCCAGCGTCGGATTGCACTGATGGATGCTGGCTACGCGCCTACGTCGGTTTGGGTCACGGTGCGCACTGGCGCAACGCAATGGACGGACGTTATGGAGCTGGATACCAAGGTTGTTTCGGCGATCATGCTGCCTGAGATTGAGTCAGGTCTCGCTAGCTCCCCGCTGAGCGCCAGCGCTACCGACGCTGACGTTGACGCTGACGAGTATGCCGACCACTCCGACCCTGACGCTATGCCTAGCGCTGAGGACGTTGAGGAAATGCTCGATTGGGCAGAAGAGGCCAGCGACTACCGGCACAGCGATACCTACGCTGCCTATGATCGGCTGGCCCGTAACGCAGGCCAGCTTTTGGACCGGGCTTATGAGCACCGTTCAACCGGGTACGCGCTTAGCGCCATCGAACGGGCCACGCGCGCTAGCGAGCTGGCCGCGCAATTGACCGAATTCGAACGGGCAGAAATGCGGAATTTGATCGGCGAAGCGCAGCGCTTTATCCAGCGCGTCGAGATTTCCGCGCAGTACGCACGCTAACGCGTTAAGGCACACACACCAGGAGGTAACCCACATGTGCGCATACGAGGACCCACATACTGGCCTTAAGGCATGGCACGGATGCTTGGAGCATGGCCGCAACCATTGCGACGATTGCCGCTCCTGCTCCTGCCACGAGGACCGGTAAGCACCTGGCCGCGCATAGGCCGCTTAGTCCCTTAGTGACCCGGTAACCGCTTGGTTGCCGGGTCACTTTTTTGTGTGCGCTCCCCTGGCCGCTCGCCAGGCCGCGTGCCTGGCCGCTGAGCGCTCCCCTAAGCGACGCTTAGCGCTCCCCGTAGCGGTTGCCTAGGCCGCGCTGTGGTTGACGGTCCTGGCGCGGTCCCTAACGTCGACTAAGGCCGCGCTGGCTTAGGCCGCTTACGCGTGCGACGGCCTGGCCGCTCGCTAGCGCGCTCCCCTGGCCAGCGATTGCCAACCAAGCAGCACCGTCGCTGGCCTGGCCTGGCCTGGCCTAGCTCCCCGTAACCGCTCCCCTAGGCCGCGCCAGCTCCCCTAACCGCGCTCACTTGTGCCCTGAGTGCCCTTAGCGACACGCTCACCTAGCGCGTTGACCAGCGCAAACTACTTAGGTTGTACCCTGAATTTGCACTCACCGTACGCGGTGTGTACCTTAATCCCTGTCACCACGACACAGCCGCTCCGCCCGGAGCGCGCGCCACACCTACCGAAAGGTCCCGAAATGTCCGTTACGTCCCTCACCAAGGTCTCGCTCCGCACGATGCGCTCCGCTTGCGAGTGCGGCAATGAAGGGCCGTTCTACTTGGCTACTGACCAGAATGGCGTGGAGCGTCGCGTTATGGCTAACCGGCTGACCCGTGAAGCGGCTCAGGGTGACTCGCTCCCCGTTCAGTACCTTCACGTGTGCCCCACCAAGGGTGAGGTCCCCGCTGGCGAGCGCCAGGGCGACGCTCCCGCTGAGGTCCCCGCTGAGGTCCCCGCTGAGGTCCCCGCTGAGGTCCCCGCTGGCGACGCTCCCGCTACTGACCCGCGCATGGCTAAGGTCCTCGAAATGCTGGCTGAGATCATGGCTACCAAGCAAATCGACGAAGCTCAGGTAGTCGACATTGTGACCAAGGTTGTTGACGAGAAGCTTCAGGACGTTGTTTTCCCTGAGCGGACCATTGTCGTTAAGGATGGCGAAACGCGTGAGATTGAAGGCGTGACCCACAAGCAATTTGACGACATTCTGAAGGCCATTGCCAGCGGTGAGAACTTGCAGCTCGTTGGCGCGCCTGGCGTTGGTAAGACTCACGTGTGCGAGCAAGCCGCTCAGGCACTTGGTCTGGACTTCTACGCAATCAATTTCCATCTTCAGTCCACCGCGAGCGAGCTGAAGGGTTACATGTCGGCTAACGGGGAGTACGTGCCTACCGTTGTTTACGATTGGGCAACCAACCCGAACGGGGGAGTGCTTCTGTGCGACGAGGTTGACCGTGCGCACATCTTCAACGCGATGCACTCGCACGACGCCGACGTACGCAAGGCGTGCGGCATCCACAACGACGGCGGCTACGGTTCCGTCATCCACGATGCGACCGACATGGACGACTTTCCCCCGTACTCGATCTACATTCCGGTCATTCGCAACGACAAAGAGGCGGGCGAGTTCGTGCCAATGGTCCTGAAGAGGCTTGGCCTGCTCAAGTAACGTCACAGTGACAAAAGGGGGGTAACCCTTGGACTGCCTAGAAGGACCCGACGGTTGCGCGGGTGAGGTACTGATGTACGAAGCGCTCTCCGGAAGTGGAGAGCGCTACCCCCGGTGCGAACGGCACTACGCCGAGTATTACGCACGCACCTGGCCCAAGATTGAAGAAACACGTAAGCGCTACCCCGACAGCGCCACGCCACCCGATTGGTTCGACCCAACCTACGCCGGAGAACGCTGGAATGAAGACGACTAAACACAACCTTAAGCAAGCCCACAACGGCAGCTATTACTGCGTAGACGATCTTGGCATGATGTGCGCCGGTAACTGGGACACCGTTGACGACTGGGAATTGCACGCCAGTAAACCCAGCTTCTACGACGGCGGCACCATTTGGGCCATTAAGCGCAATGACATTGGTGACAAACCGGTCTATATGCGCATGGATAACGAGGCCCAAGCACGGGAATGGTTCGACGGCATGAACCGCAACGAGCCTAAAGACTTCCCTAAGGAGCTTAAGCCCGAATTAGTGTGCGCTAAGATTTTGTGGAAACCTCAGGGTTGACACTCACTACAGGGCGTGTACTATGGGAACCATGAGCGACGAAGCCACAACCCGAGAAGCGCAAATCCAGTCCATTGTGGACCTGCTCAACCAACCCGTTGAGCCAATACACCCCCACCTGGCCGAATACACCGTCGACACGGAAATCGGCGTCATGATCAAGCACCCGCTCGTCTACGCCTACCTATTCCACGAGCGCGAGCACGCACGCATCAACGCCACATACGAGGCCAAGCGAAGAGCGCTCGGTGAGGCCATCGCGGGCCGGAAATGGAATAACGCCGTGTTCCTCTACGAGCGGCCTTACCGGCTTAACGCGTTCAACATCTTCCAAGACCAGCTTGAAGACCAGGAATACTGGCAACTTCTCGGCAACGTCTGGACAGACAGCGAGAACATCTGGCAGAACCGCGACACCTGGCGCGAAACGCTCACCGCCAACCGACCCGACCGGCACATGCTCATGGACAAAGAGGAACAAGCTGCCTTAGCGCTCCTACCCGACGTGCTAACCGTCTACCGAGGCTTCATGTACGACGGCGGCGAAGAAGGCATGTCTTGGACCCTCGACCAAGAGAAAGCTAAGTGGTTCGCCAGGCGATTCCACATCGACCCTGACTGCGAATGGCCGCGCATCGCTACCGGCCACGTTTCTAAGGAGAAGGTCATTGCCTACTTCACTGGCCGCAACGAGGACGAAATCGTTGTGCTCCCCGAAGACGTGGAAAACTGGCGATTCCAGGACGTTTAATGTGGACCGAGTTATCGTCAACTTGGTCATCAACATTGACCTCGAACAATGGGCCGATGCTTTCCAAATCGTCGGCCCACGCGGAGCCAGGGACGACCTTAAGTCCTTAGCGCTCCAAGCCGTCCAACATGAACTCAACAAACACGGATTCGACACCACAGTCACACTCAAGTGAAAGGACCGAACATGCCAGGCCGCTACTTCAACGAAGAGGGCGAACCGCTCATGACCGCCGCGCAAGCACGCTTCGAGGCGTACCTGGACGACGAACCCGACGTGGACGCCTACTACGACCGATTCGAGGACTACGACCGATTCGAGGACTAAGGCCATGACCTGCCAAATCCCCTGCTCATCACTCGCGCGGCCATGCGCCTGCGACCACGCCAAGCGTGAACAGAGCGCCGACCGCGCCGAAGCCATCCGCTCCCGGCTAAGCCGCACAGACGACCAGCTCCGTGGCGCACTCAGGCTCGCACGCGAGGCACACGAACTGTCCAAGCAGGACCACGAGCACAACGACGAACGCCTAGGCCGGATCGTCGCCCTGCTGGAAGTCGTGTCCGCAGAGAACATCCACGAATACCACCGCTGGCGCGACTACGCCCACGCACGCGGGCACTGCTAGACTCAGGCCCGCAGGCCCCTATAGCTCAGTTGGTAGAGCTATCGCCTTTTAAGCGACAGGTCGCAGGTTCGAGTCCTGCTGGGGGCACCGGTACTTACGGAGATATGCCCGCTTCAACGGGGCGCAACCGGGGCAACAACCCGGCGTCCTGCCAATTAAACGACAGGGGAACAACCATGATGAAGCGGGAAACGCTTATCGAGAAGCGCCACTACACCAATAAGTTCGACTACCACGTCAGCCTGAACGACTACAAGCAGGTCATCGACAGCCACATTGAAGCGCTCGACACGATCCAGATGCTAAGGGCTGAAATCTCCGGACTGCGGCGCGTCGTCCGCAAGTGCGAAGAGCAGTACGCCAGTGAGATGGAGCCGCCCTCCGGAATCGAACCGGACTAACCGGCTTTGCAGGCCGGTGCCTAGCCACTCGGCCACAGCGGCATTACTTACGCTTCTTACGCGGCTTATACTGCCGAAACTTAGCGTTCTGAAGGTCCTGAACCTTCACGCGATACTCACCCGACCACGGGTCCTTCTCAACCGCCGACTTAGGCACCTTCACCGTCACCACATGCTCGCCATAGCCAGCCTGTGAATTCACATCCCGCGAAAAGAACCCATACTGCGAGTTCTCCTTAACGTAAGACTCGCTAGTGCCAGGCCGGTACTTCGGGCTGAAGCCATTCTCAACAATCGACTGAGCGGCAGCCGGATCACTCGTCCGGTGATACAACGTCACCGTGTTAGACCGCGACTTAGCGGGACCGCCGCCCCTACCGCGCCCCATCGACAGCCTTAAGCTCATCGCGGCGCACATCCCAGAACGTCGGGTACTCCCGCACTTCCGGCAGCGACACGCTATCCGGCACATACCGCAGCTTCCCGTACGACAAGATCACGGACGGCTGAACACGGTCCACCAGCTCCCGCAAGCCATCATTGAAAATCTCAATGTCCTCCGGAGTGGCCCTCACGCCCAACGTAGACAGCGCAACAGGCCCACCCTGCGGTATCCCATCAAAGCAATACTCAAAAGTGTCTGAGCGTGCCCAACAGGCCGTAGGAATGACCTTCACGCCGAGCGACTGCCAATAGGCACCACACCAACGCGTCCGGTACGTATTCCACACCTTCGCAGCGCGCGGCATGTCGTAATACAGACTGAAGTTCGGCTCCAAAGCCGCACCCACCGACAAAACGCGGTCAGACAGCTTCTCAGGCGTCGACCAGGCCGTCTCAAAGCGGTAGTCATCCAGAAAGAAGTGCAGAGCACCGTTCTCCCGCGCAGCACGCGCCCGCTGGCGCGGCATATGCCAAGCGCCCAGGAAATCAGGCACCCAATCACATCGCTGCAAATCCGGAATGCCCTCCCGCGAGCTAGACGGGAAGATCATGCGCAGGTTAAGCACATCCATCTTCCCCGGCATTTCCGACCAGTAGCGAGAGGAACGCGTGCCGTAAAGGCTCTTAACCTCAGACACGGACCACCCCCCAAGTAAGTCAGCGTGAATGTATGTCTAAAGCGGAAAGCAGAGCGACCCGCCCCCCAGCCCCTAACGGGACACCTGGTTTTCAAGACCAGTCGGCACTCTCACGGCCTGCTTTACTTTCCGTGGCTTAAGCCCGGAATCGAACCGGAATCACCCCGGCCACAACGGGGCGCTTTACCATTAAGCTACTTAGCGTAGAACTGGCGAGAGTCGAACTCGCAAACACCTGATCCTAAGTCAGGCGGCTTTTCCAGTTTGCCTACAGTTCCGCAACCCGGCCCCGACTCGAACGGGGAACCCACGGCTTTGGAGACCGTTGCTCTACCAATTGAGCTACCGAGCTTTGAACTAAGTACGCCGGGAGGGAATCGAACCCCCGAAGCCGAAGCGCCTGCTTTACAGGCAGGTGTACCAAACCAACAGGTACCTCCGACGCTTAGCAATGAGTACCCCGTGCAGGACTTGAACCTGCGACCTACCGATTAAGAGTCGGCAGCTCTACCAACTGAGCTAACGAGGCAAAGGCCGCTTGATAACGCAGCTACCCTCCTGCGGGCCGTTCAGTCGGTGGACTAACCGAAGGGGCCACACGCCGTGAAGCGGGGTAATCCCTTAACTCTCATCAACCTCAGGGGCCTTAGGACGGCCACGCTTAGGCTTATCCTCGTCGACCTCAACAGGAGCCGGAGCAGGCACCTTCGGCCACTCACGCTCATCAAGCTTCTGGATCACACCCAGCTCTTGCTTCGCCGCCCAGATCGGATCAACTTCAGTCATCAAAACTCCCAATATTCAGTTGTACTTACGAGCTGCCTGCGGGCCTCGAACCCGCGACCTCCGCTTTACGAGAGCGGCGCTCTAGCCATCTGAGCTAAGGCAGCGTAGTCCCGGTGGGACTCGAACCCACAGACACGTCATTTTGAGTGACGCGGCTTTGCCAATTTGCCTACAGGACCATTGCAAAGACCAGCAGCAGGACAACCCACGTCAGGAAACACTTGGTTGCAAACCAAATGCACTCCATCACGAACTCCATCAGCCCCTCTTGTCCTGCGGCCACGGATTCTTAATCTCCCGCTTACGCTTCACACGCGACGGAATCGGATTAGCAGGCGGCGACAAATCGGGCCGCTCATTAAGCCCCTCCGGTTCGCCACACACGCAGCACGGATCGCACCAGTCATGCCCCGGCTCACAACACTCAGCTTTGAACTCCACTCGGGTCCTCCACAAGAGGTGAAATGATCGGATTCCCGTCGCCGCCAACCGGGTAACGAATCCGCTTACCCTCACCTATCAGGCACAACGCCCGCTTAAGGTACGTCAGCGACAGCAGCAGACCCATATCCGGAGAGTCGAACGCAAAGTTAGGCGCGTCCCCATACCGCTCGCGGTACATCTCCACAGCCACATCATTGCCGCCCTCGTAAGCCCAGCCGACGAACTCAATAGCCCGGTTAACGTCCTCAATCGACGGCAACGGCCCATAGAACGGATTAATGCTCACGCACACTCCCCGTGAAACAACTCGCCCGCGAACTCCACAACCTCATCACCGCGCCGAATCATGTCATCACACACAGAACAGCGCGCATCCATATCCGAGTTGTAAACCTCAATCATCAGCCGCCAAAATAGCCGCGACCTTAGGGGCAATCGTAAACGCCTGCGCCCAGTCAATAAGCTGAGAATATTCCTCTTCAGCCAACTCTTTGCCGCCAGGCCCCTGCGACAAATCGACAGTATTAAGCGTGCCCTCAGAGTCGATGTACTGGACAATACGCAGCTCAGCAACCATCAAGTTGCCCTGATCGTCGGGCTGATTCTCGGTATCCGACACTATGCGAACCAATCTCTCGACGTTTTATGTCGAGGCTTAACATTCTTGCCGTCACCAAGCTCCTGATTGCACTTCAAATGCATCGGCTCAAGGTTCTTAGCGGACGCCAAGAGCGGTGAATCAGGTGGCAACGAAGCCACAGAAATCTTGTGGTTAGCGGACGGACCCCACGGATTCGCCTTACGATGATGCTTCTCAGCACGGCATTCCGGCCCGCACACCAAGGGAATCAAATGCGCCGTCTCCACCGTGTACGTCGAAGTATCGACATACTGGCAGATCGGCTTAAGGTTAAGGTCAATCGCCTTGCGGCACGTCGGCAGCGCACAAATCTGCGACTGCCTCAACACCCGGCGACGAGCACGAAGGTAATCCCTCTCGGTCTTACCAGTCCCGCCCTTTTTCCTTAGATTCCCTGGCATCCGCTACCCCCTCGGCTATGGCCCCACGTTTGTCCTTTCCAGACTTAAACTCGCGGTAACGGTTCCTATGAGGCACCGCCGCATTCGACCGACGTAGCTCCTGGCGACGAATCGCCGCGACCTTACTCATCGAGGTCAACCACGATATTGACTGACTGCTTACGGCAACGGACATGGCCCTGAGCGCCACATGGCTTACCGCAAAACGCGCAATGCATACCGATACACCGCCAAGGCCCCTCAAGGCTCAACTGCTCCATACGGCAGCCGAAGTGAGCGCCATCCGGCCCCATCTCAGCGGCATCGGTAATCAGGTAAGGATCGTCCATATCACCACGACGCAATCTGGTAAACCGCATCAGCACGCGCGATAACAGGACCAAGGTCCTCAAGCACACGCTTAGGCACGGGGCTACCATCTACCACCACGACATCCGGTGAGAAGCCACGACCAGCCGATCCCTGCCAAGACAGGAACACGACCTTCCCGCCACCCTCACGGAACGTCACACGCTGATAGCCGTGAGCCGTATACACATGATGGATAACATCACGGGCTGACTGGTCTTCAAACGTGAAGTGGTTAAACGCGGATAACGTTGTCTTTATCGCCTGCACCGAAGGTGACAGCCACAGCACAAGCTTTCCCGCCGCACCCTGGCACATCGCGCGCCAGATAGCCTTATCGCACGGCATAGTCTCACGCTTAGGGTGCTTAATGTCCCAATCCATTAGACCGGCCTCAACTCCGTCGTTGCGCGAATCTTCTTACCCCGCGAAGTCGCGCCACAGTCCTTACAGCGATACATCTGATAGACACCCGCGTTAGTGACGTACGCCTTAACGCCGTCCTTTTTCAGGTTCTCGCTCTCACACTTAACGCAACGCATAACGTCGTCGTCATGCCCCCCATACAGGGCCAAGTTCACATTCAGATACGGCAGATACTTCTCAAACAAGCGAGCGGTAAGCACCACATCGTGTTCGTTGTATTCCCGCATCGTCTTCTGCGCGGCCCGCTTCTCAGCGCGCGTACCGTGCCGAATGTCCCACCACAGGTCGTTACCGCCGTGGTTAACCTTGCGGTCCTTAAGAATGATTCGGGACGACCAATCGAGCTTCAAGCTCATCAGGCCACCCTTGAACCACCGCTTAGCGGTCTTAATAAGGTCAACCGACTTGTACGGCATAGGACGCGGCATACCTAGGCGCAGGAACTCGGCCTCAAGCCATTGCATATCGAACCGGTCGCCATTCCAGGTGACAACGATGTCTGCGGAATCGAGCAGCTCCCACGCGGCCTGCATCATGCGCCGGTAAGCATCCTCGTCATTGTCGTCCCACGCGGCCTTGAAGATCACCTTGTCTTCGCCGCGCCACTTAGCCGCGAAGCACAACACCCGCTTAGGAACACGAACTTGGTCAATGCCAATCCACGGCCTGAACAGGTCAAATACCTCAACAATGGCCCGCTGCGTCTCGATGTCGAGGACCAGGACCCGCGCGCTCACGCAAACCCCTGCGGGTGCGACGCCAGCGATTTGAAGTAAACATCAAGGTCAACCGGCGGCATAATTGGATTAATTGTGATTTTCGGGCTATCACCAGGCCGGAGTGCAGCGTCCTTAATCCGGCGCTCAATACGAGCAATCTCACGCTCGACGAACCACTTAGCCTTCTTAAGGTCTTCGACCAGCTCAGAATCCGTGTCGCCTTTGGTAAGCGACGGGTCCAACCGAGTAGCGCGCGCAATGTACTGCACAGCCTGAGCACCGTTACCGGTCAAATTCTCAGAAATGCTGATCAGCTGCGCGCCGTCCGACCAACCGTCTTTGTAATGCGAAGGGTTAACAGCGTCCCTCGTGGTCAATTCTTTCCCCCTAAGCCGCTAAGCAGCACTGACAACCGGTGAACCGGGTCAAACCGCTCAGGCAGCGCGTTAATCACATGCAGCGTCACAATCAGCGGCAGCACACGAGCCGCCACCGGGAACCGCCGCAAGTACCGGTCCCACCCTTCGCTAAGAAGCTCACCAGGAGGGGCAGCAATCTCGTACCCGACAATCCCAGCCGCGAGCGCCAGCCACGCAATATCTGACGGCCTCATCACACCCCCTTAGACGAGAAGGACGGGTGTCCCAACCCCCCAGCTAGGACACCCGCCCCTAGCGCAGCCAGAACCGGCCAAGCATCAAAGGCTTGGCGGGCGCGCTAAAGCACTTCCGGAAGCTCAGTAACCGGAGCCACACCGCGTTCGCAGTCGAGGCAAATCCGGTGACCCGAACCCCACATCTTCGTGTTTTCCCGTGAGTAGATGTGACCATTGCGGCAGCGGTTCACCCGCACCTGAACACCTGGCTCGTTTTCGGTGTGCCATTTCAGGTTCACCAGCCGGTTGTCTGACGGGTCGCCGTTAAGCCACATTGGACCGGCCCCATCGGGCCGTGGACCGATGAAAGCGGTCAAGACTAGGAGATGTACCGCCCACGGCCTACCGCCCGCTTTGACGCGCCTACAGCCCCGTTCGTCCGTCCACTGTGACAACTCTTTGCCGCGCGGACCCTTGACCTTGCCCTGGTCGGAAACCATCACGCCAGGAATCAGCGGACTCTCAACCCACATTTGGGTATAACTTTCCCCTCTTTAATTAAAGCACGCTCACAAGTTCCCTTTGGTTGCGTGGTACGTCAGCACATCCCCGACACGGAACAAAGTCCGCCCATTAGCAGCTTTATGCTTGCGAATCTTGTCAGGGTGACGCCGCGCCCAATCACGCACATTCCACTCCGACAGGCCGAACCTCTCGGCAAGCTCCTTAGCGCTAAGCATCTCGTTAACGTCAATGATCGAGTTGTCGCAGACCCAACCCTGCCCATACTCGACCATTTGGTTATCGACCTTCGCGCACGCTTCATAGTCGGCTTCAGCTAAGGCTGACCGGTAGTGGTCGATAATTCGACGGTACCGGTCCTCCTTAGTATCTGACGGCCACGGCCACTTACCCGACATCCCGCACCGAACGCAACAGACCGGAGTCACGAGGCTTCCGGCCACCCGACCGGTCGTACTGCCACCACACCTGCATGTTGCGTGCCGTAGAGAACGTCCGGTTAAACAACTCCCAGCCGCCCATCTCGTCAGGCGTGAACGGCTTAGCGTACTTCGTGTTCTCGTACGTGATAACGCCGTCACGACGCCCAAGGTTGTAGCGGTAAATCTCGCCGTCCTTATGCGTCACCAGGGCCAGGCCATTGCTGGACGCGGCGAACAGTGTGTAGCTCACTCTTCAGCCCTCCCGATTTGCAATCCACCCTTAGCGATGAGGGTGAGGATGAGCACGGCCCCCACGACCGTGCCCACCGTCAACCCCGACAGGTAATTGACCACCTAGCCGAGCACCACCAATTCCCACGTCGAGCGGATCGCGGCGCTCTCAGACAGCCCGTCCGCAGCCCGGTAAGCAGGCTTGTCCGGATCAATGACCAGCCACTTGCCAGGCTCGTAGCAGAACGCGTACTGACCGTTCGTGTTCTTACGCAGAGTCCCCACCGGATCGTTCGTCCGGACGTGGTTGATCGCGTCAATGACCGCCTGCAACTTCACGTCAAAGTTCGCGTGAACCTGCCGGATAGCCGACTTAGCGGCCTTCAGCTCCGCGTCAGACAGCACAATCGGGGCACTCCGATCCGGCTCGTCAGGCCGGGGCTTCTTACCCTCAACGATGTCGACAGCCTCTTTCAGGCCCATGCTGGGGTACTTGTCCCGCAGCGCCTTAACCGCCTGCACCTTCGTCCTACTGCTCATCGGCTCTGGCGTCGGCTTAGGGAAAGCCACCTCGTGCGGCTCCAACACCGGAGCCTTGTAGTCGTAACTCAAGCCGCTACCTCCATATCCATTTCACCCTTATCCAACTGCTTCGTCTCGTGCTCTAGGAACAGCGGCGACTTAGCCTTAAACACGCGCGGAATCTGACCCTCAATACGCACACAGATACCCTCATCGACCGACTTGGGATCAGACAGCCGAACCGCATCGGGGAATCCCAGATCGGCGAACCGCTTATCGAGGTAATGAGCCTTAACCGTGCTCACCACGTCATCGTCATTTTCCGCGTGCGCGTAATGCTCCGTGCCCTGAAAGAACTCCGGAACCCACTTCAAACCGAGCGACCGGCAGAAGTCCTTAACGCCCTCCCACGACAGGTCAGCGATAATGCCCTGAGCGTTAACCACCGCCACCCGGTACACGTACAACTCGCACTCGCCAGGCTTAAGGTCGTAGGTGTAGTTCTTCTGAATCGGCGTGGTCTCGTCCACCCAACCGATCAGTTCGCCGTACACGATGTAGTTCTCAGGGATCTTCCCTTCGAGCTTCTTGCCGTACTCGGCCCATAGATCGGTCTCGTAGTAGTGGTTGTTCTCCGACCGGCCCTTAACCACGTTGCGCGACCCGAAGACATGCTTGTACTCGGTGTCAGGCGTGTGGTAGCCCAGCCAGTTCAGGAACCGCTCAACCCGGCCCTTAGCGCGCGCGACCGGGATGTTGCCGCCCCGCCAGGACGTACCGTGCAATTTCTGCGTCAACACGACATGGCGCGGCTTCCGGAAGTAGTGCAGGTTCCGGAAAAAGTGCTCCGTGTCCAGGTGCTTCGGGAACAACCGCTCGTCGACCTGCTTACGCACCTTAGGCTGGCCCTTAGCTGGCGACTTAGCTCCCTTGGGCACGTACTTGCGGCAGATCGTGTGGCCGTTGAGCTTGTCGAACGTGTCACCCGGCTTCAGCGTCGAGATGTCGTAGCCGGTGTAGGCCAGCGATTCGAGCGGCATGAGCAGGGCGTCCGATTGGTTCTTACGCAGGCGCAGGGCCTTGACGCGCCCGTTCGGCTCGATGTAGCCGGTCACGCTGCCGTCTTTGTTGAGGGTGGCCTCGCGGTACAGGTTGTTCTCGCTGGCGTACTCGTGGTCGAGCTGCGTCTCAGCGACGAACAGGACACGCAGGTCCCCGGCTTGGATGGTCTTCTGCGTTAGCGCCTGGTAGCCGAACAGGGGGATGCCCACCAGGTTGTCGAGGTTGTCGAGTTTGACCGGCTCTGGCACCTGGACAATGGTGGCCGCGTAGTTAACGTTTTCGGGAGCTTCAAAACTCATTCATAACTCATTTCGATGTCGTAGAGGGTTTTGATTGCTGAAATGCTCACCATGAAGCGTTCGCTTGGTGTGTCACCTGGCGGGTTTAGGTAAAGCCCCATAGCTTGCAGCCAACGCCAGTCGCGTTGATAGGGCTTTCTCACTTAACCTCGTCTCCGTAATTGATTACGTGGATACCGGCGCGCTCAGCGCGCTTCATGCAGTCACGCGTCCCCCTGGACTCGCCAAGCGGGAACGCCAAACACACGTCTGCGCCGAGGTCGACCATCTCCTGATTCCGGATATGGCCCTGAATCGGGCAGTACGGCTTACCGTTCTTAGAGCGGGGCCGGTGATGGCACTGTGGGCCGCACGGGGCCTCCCAGTTGGCAGGGTGCCGCTCAGGCGTGCAGCGTGGATGCTTCACCGCGAAGCGGTCTGCGATGGCGTCGGCTCCCGTGGGACAATGGCCGTGAACAATCGTTATTTCGTCTTCGCAGACGCAATGGATGGTCAGCGCCAGACGGACAGTGGTGTCGTCTCGCCAATCACGGGAGCCGGTTACGAGGATTCTCTTCACTTATCCTCCTTAGGAGAAACGATGCTGATGCCCCACATAAGCGGGAAAGCGAAAGGCCAGAAGGCCGCAGCAAGACCAGCGCCCACAGCGTGATCGCAGCCGCGATGGCTGGAATCCCGATAAACGGAGCGACGGTCGCGGCACCGCGCCCTTAGCATCGTTAGCGTCCGCTGGTAAACCATCCCCGCGACGAACAGGTAAATGAGTGTGAAAAACAGGAAAATCAGGAAACCGATCACTCCCGCCACCAACCCCTTCCGAGTTTGACTTGCAATTGCCGATACGTGGCCTCAACCCGAGTGACCTTTGAGCCATTAGGAATGGTCACCATGTGGCCGTCCAAGCTGTAAATGGTGTGATTACCGCCAGCCCGCTTAACCTCGAACGTGAGTCCTCGGCTTTTAGCGGCTCTGCCGATTTTGCGCAGCACAACAGAAGTCTTCTCGTGAGACATTTCGTATCCTTAGAAAAGAATGGGTGGGGCCGGGGTTACCAGCCCCACCCTCAGCGAGGATTGTCGATCAGAACGGAGGCTCTTCCGTGGCGGCAGCCGAATAGCCACCGTCGCGGGACTTCCTGGCCCGAACAGACTTACCGACGAACTCGCCGTCGACCTCGAACACCGTCCGCTTCTCGCCCTCTTTGGTCTCGAACGAACGCTGCTTCAGCTTGCCGAGCACAACGACCTGATCGCCCTTCCGCAGGGTCTCTGCGGCACCCTCAGCCAGCTCACGCCACACGGTGCAGCGGAGAAACACCGTCTCCCCGTCGACCCACTCGTCGCCCTTCTTAACGCGCGGCGTAGAAGCCACGGAGAACTGGGCAACGGCAACACCAGAAGGCAGGAACCTCAGCTCTGGATCGGCGGTGAGATTGCCAACCTGCTGAATGTCAACACTAGCCACGCTTAACCTTCTCTTTCGATTTCATTTCGCAATATTCTTCGTACTGCGCTTTCGTTAAGGTGGTCCCGCAGTCTGCGTTAGTGCAGTAAATGCGGTCCTCACCCACCCATCCCCCGAGAGTGGGTAAAGCGCACTCAGGACATGGGACGCGCCGCCGCTCCCACACCCTTTGCAGCCCGATAATTCCGTCCGCTTTGGAATAAACGTCCCGAATATCGAGAGCCACTTCTAAGCCGCCGCTAAGCGTGATTAGGTCCCGCACCTGGTAGCCGTCCGCGCGGTGAAGCACCGCCCGAATTTGGCCGATCAGGTCAACGACCGTCAGGTTTAGCGGGGCCTTAGGTTCAGCCGATGAACTCACCTTTGACTGACCCACAGAACCGGGCACGTAACCCTTGTAGGTTTCGAGCAGTTCCGAATAGGTCGGCAGTTCATCGAGGCACTTTTGAATGTCCCTAATGCAGCCGTCGCAGAGGGGCCGCGCCACTACGAGCGCTGGCCCGTCTGGAGTGCGGCTCACACACTTGCGACCGGACCTGCACCGCTCCCCTAGTCCCATATGTCTAAGAACCCTTCGATGAACGCGCCGAACAGACTGCCTAGAAACTCACCCCAATTGCGGCGGTGCCGCTTACGGCGCTTACGCATACCGTGGCAACTCGGCCCGCTCTGATAGCCAGGCGATCAGCTCGCAGACCTCGGGGTTGCCGTCCCGGTACGGGGCAATCAGGTTGATAATCTCGCCTGGCTTCTTAACGAACTTCATCCAGAAGCCCTCGGCGCAACCGTGCCGATAGCTCACGCTATGGCGGTCGAGCAGACTGTTGTACTCGTAACAGAGCACGGCACCGTTAGTGAGCTTAATTTTGGTGCTAAGCAGCATGTCGCTCCTTTTTCAGGATTACCTTCCGCTCAGCTTCCGTAGTCCCGCCCCAGATGCCTTGCGTCCGGTCGTAGTAGTCGGGATATTCCCGGTCCCAGTTCAACGCCTCATCGAGGCACTTGACCCGCACGGGGCAGGTGGCGCACAGGGCCTTAGCCTGCTTAATCGCTTTGCGCCCCCCGCCGCCGACGCCGGGAAAGAAAATGTCAGGGTCTTCAACCCCTTTGCAGACCGCGCCGGGAAGGTCTGGGATTGACAACTCCGGAATGGTGCGGTTACGCCTCCCAGCGACGTTGGTTGCGATTACCGTCACGTGTTCTGCCACTTTTACGCAACCTCCATCAAATCGTCGTCGTTCGTGCGGATGAACTCGCCGCGTTCCTTAGCGAGCTGGTAGCGCGCGGTAGGCGTCAACCCCGCGCGAATGCCGTGCCGGTTTTCCTTCTGCTCGCGGTATTCGGCAGCCATCGCGTCCTCAAGGCACTCTTCACGCACCGGGCAACCCGCGCAGATGCGCTTAGCCCATGCGTTGTTCTGGCCCTTTAGGGGGAAAAACAACTCAGGGTCGACGTACTGGCAGTCAGCCAGCTTGCGCCAGTTCTGTGCCCACCAATTCAATTCCGGTGTCGCCAACTTCCCAAATCCTTATCTCGATGCGTGGATGTTTCGTATCCGAATCTGTTACTGCCATACGCGTCTGTTTGACGTACCGTGAGTTGTCGTCAGGCCAGACGCCCGCCCTTACTAACCCGTCTAGGGCACCCTTAACGAAAGGGCCTAGGGAATCGGAATCGGTAGCGCGCCGAGTTGGCGTGTACCAGGTGACAGACACGACGGACGGACCTAAGTCCTTAATGCCCGCCCGCCGTGCCAGCCAGTAAACCGTGTCCCCTACTTCTTTTTTCGCCTTAGCGACCACGGCCCAATGTGCGCGCCGCTGATCGTTAGCGGTCATGGGTGGCCGTGTGAAAGGCGTTACGAGTAGGTGCTCCACCTACTTGAACTCGACAAACACCTGCTGTGAGTAGGTGTCGGAGCGGAGCAGTACCCTGTCGGCGTCCTTAAGGCCCGCGATTTCAAGCTTGCGCGCCTTAGCGTCGTACTTGATAACCGCGTCCGTGTCAGGAATCGGGATGTGCAGCCCATCCGGTGAAATGCTCACCGACCCTGAGCCGCTTATCACGACGTTTCCCAGTTTCATCAGAAATCTCCCGGTTGCACTTGCAGGCACTTAAGCCCGATAGCCCGCCACAGGTCGACCACCTGATTCCGGTCGTCCAGGACAAACCGCACGTTGTACTTGCCGCGAATGTGCTCGTTGAACAGGTTGTATTTCACGAGGTAATCCGGCAGCTTGTTCCCGCGCTCGTCCACCGACCCGGTAGGACGCATGTGCAGCTCGTCGTACCAGATGCCGTTTTCCGAGAGCCACTTCTCAGTGGCCTCGCGGCACTCATCGTCCCGACCGGACACGACCAGGATCATTACCCCGGCGTCGTCCATCTTGTTAACAAGCCATTTGATCTGCTCGTCAACGGTGTCGGTGTGGACCTGGCTGTAGTCGTACGGCGACCGGCCATCCATGTGCGCCAACGTGCCGTCGATGTCGACAATGATCGCCTCCGGATACCCCTCCACCCATTCGACCGGAGTCGGGTCGAAAGTCGGCGGTGCCTGAATATCCGGCCAGTTCTTCATTGGATAGCGCTTAGCCATCTTCCGAATCACGTCCTCACCCACCGAACGGATGCCACGCTCCCACCTACGGCGGTCACGCTTGATGCATTCCTCAACGGGAACGGCCATGTCGTAGCGACGGAAAGTAGCGCCGAACTGGCTAGCGAGCTTAGCCCACTTACGCAAGCGGTTAGGCTCCAAGTTCGTCTCGTCGAGAACGACCGAGAAGCCATTCTTGAGAAGAGCGGTAACCATCGCACGCTCCGCGACGGTTACCTGATCCTCACATTCCGCTTTGCCGGTCCAGTACGAATCATGAAGCATGATGCGCAACTCATCCCGGCTGACCACTACAGCGCCCAGCTCGTTAGCAACCTGCCGCGCCATAGTGGACTTACCGGAGCCGGGATAACCGCGCATGGCGGTTAACGACAGCTCGCTCACTGGATACCGGCTTTACCCATCGCGTGATACAGGGTGCCCAGGTTGATCGCGGCGGTGCTCGAAACGAGCGACAGCTTTTCGTTCTCGTGGAACGTGTTATCGCTCACCAGCTCGGTCGCAAGGCCCATGATGGCCTCGCGCACCAGCAACGCCGCCTCGAACGGGATGGTCAGCGTGACCGTCTCGGTTTCGGGGTTGTTGTCAATGGTGATGGGAAGGGACTCGATCTTCGGCGTGGTTGCCATGTTTTCCTCTCTGTGGTGCTGCCCCTCAAGTACAGCACATGTATCCGGTCAGAAGGCCAAAATGTCCGAAAAGTCGGACACTTTTGCCTCGACCCGTCTCTATTGGCTACTCGCCAAAACTTCCCTGACCTCGGGGAACGTCTGCTTCCGCAAAAATGTGCCGTTCTGCCAGATCGGAACCAACTCGCTGGCGCGTTCCTCTTCAGGAGTCGCGTTCTGCTTCAGCACCAGCTCGCCATGCAGGTTGCGCAGAACCGCCAGCCGCCCCGTCGCGGACTTCTTTGTCCCGTCGTCCGTCACCGGGTTCTTCAGGAGGTTGTATTCCTTCGCGCCGACCTTTACCCACGTCGCCTTCATCGCGGACCCGAACGTGTCACGCGTGTTGTGCTGATACGTGTAAGAGCCGACACCGAACACCACGTTTGTCGACGCGTACCCGAGCGACCGCATACGGTCGGTGATCTGCTTAGCGCGCTCAATCGTGATCGAATCGCCGTAAATCACACCGACATGCGGGTCCAGCTCGATGTAGCCCTCAGCGTTCCTGACGCCGCCGAAGTGGTCATAGAGCAGGTTGAGCACACCCATGCCCTCAGGCGAGCCGTAAGGCTTCGTCGGGTCACCGCAAATGATGGTCTCCGGATCGCCCGAGTCGGGCCGGATCACCAGCTTGCCGTCACGCGACTTGATCTGCTTCGCCAGCGTCGGCAGGTACTCCGTGAGCACCCGCCACAGGTCGAACGTGTCGCTAACGATGCTTACGATGCCTTCCGGATACAGGGTGAGCAGACGCCGGAACGTCTCAAGCTCCCCCACCGTCTCGATGCCGGTACACATCACCGAATGCTCAGTCGCGGGCACCGACCCGGCGATGTACTCGCCGCCGTAGTAACGGTCGATCCAGTCAAGCGACACAAGCGAATCCGTGCCAGTGAAGCTAAGCAGGTGCGCCGCGCCGGAAGCTGCCGCCGTCTCGTGGCTGGACATGCCCCGGTACGAGAAGTCGTGGCACTGCCAATCGACAAACGCCTTGTCGCCACCAGTTAAGGCCGCGGCCTCGTCGAGCACGCGCCGGTACTGCTTAGCGATGGTCGCAGACGTGCTGGCCTGCCACACCCCAGCGCTAAGGCCGGTCTCGATGTAGTTGGTCAGCCAGTAGAACTCGGGCTTCGTGTTCTCGACGGTGAAGCTAGGCACCCCGATAGGCACCAACGTGCCCTCAGGGACCGCGCAGAACCGCAGCGGCAGGTACCCCAGCCGGTGCAGCTTGCGGATGTGACCGGAGCCAATCGTGTTCGGCCCCAGAATCGCCGTCACGCGCTCTTCGTACAGCTCCGCTACCAAGCCCTCATCGGCCTCGAAAAACGGCTTCCAGGCGTCCATCAGGTGCTTCTGGATGTACGCCTGAAGCCCGAAGTGAACAACCTTGTCGACGCCAGGAATCCGGCTCTTGCGGTTCGTGTAGTTCGAGTAGACCTGCGTGACCGGGCCGCTAACCGCGTACTGCTGGATGTGGCCCAGCTTGTAAGCGTCGGTCTCAAAAAGCGGCGCAACAGGCGCGAACTTAGTGCTCACTTAAGCCCCTTAACCATTTCGTTGTATAGATAAGTGAAGACCGGGACAATCGACGTAGAGACACCATTGCGGTTATGACCGGGATGGGAGTCGGTAGTCATGATTCGCCCGTAGTAATTCCGGAGATTCGTGGCCGCGCCCGAGAAAATCCCGTGCGTCACCCACAGGTCCAGGTGGTCCCTAGGAATAAACGAGTCGCTAGCCAGCCGGGTAAACGTCCAGCCGCCATCGCAAATGTCATCGACCACCAGGTACTTGCCCGAACTCGGCAGCGGCGGCACCTTGTAGCCGGTGATCTTCCCAGTAGCGAAATCGCGCTGCTTATCGCAGACCACTAGGTCCAGCCCGTAATGCTTAGCGACCGCCTCAGCCCGGTTCTTAGCGCCCTTATCCGGCGCAATGATCGCGTCGTACCGCCAGTGAGCCTGGCTCTCAAGCGCCCGGTCCAGAAGCGGCAGCGGGTCGAGGTCCACCAGGTTGCTAAACCACTGCTCGCCAGCCTTGGAATGCTGGTCAATCGTGAGCACCAGGTCAGCGCCCATCGTCTCGATGAACTTGGCGTACACGTACTTGCCGCACGGCTCGCCCCGGTCAGCGCGCGCAGCGGGCAGGTACGGGACCATTAGCACGAACTGCATTTCCCGGTCGTGCGCCACATCGGCCCACATCGCCGCCGCCATAAGCTCTTCAAGGTCCGCGCCGCGCACGTCAGCGACGTACACCATGCGACCGGCGTCCTCGGGCAAGATGTCCTGTAGGTGAACCTCCCCGCCAGGGAATCTGAACGGCTTAGCCGCATTACGCAGAAGCCCAGTAGAAGGCCGGTAAGCCCTCAGATAAACGGCCATGAATTCGGTCCCATCCTCAGAATGCCGAGCAATGAATAAGCGAGATGCGCCCTGGCAAGGTCGCTAACGGTGTCCTCGTCTAGCACTTCACCTATCGGGTTCTCGTAGTCCTCATCGGGATCTACCATTTGTCCCCCAACCTCAGCTCGATCTTGTAGCCACTGCCGTTAGGATGAAAAATGTGGGCGCTAAGCTGTTCGTCGGCTTTATGACCCTTGGCTTTAGCCATCTCCACGAACTGCTCCACGTCCCCAAGCCGAATCGGCTCAGATAGGACTAGCGTTTCCTTATGCTGAATTGTCACGCGGAAGCCTCCAATATCCCGCCGCGAATACTTCGATTACTTGTTCACGTTTAGCCCAGTCGGCGCATTCCCTAACCACCGGGCACCTAGCGCACGTGACAGTCATCTCACTAAGGTCATCAAAGGTGAGCGATTCCATCCGGCCCGTGTACCGGGTATCGCCCTGGCACGCGGCCTCCTCAGTCCAGTGGACCGGCTTGCCCTCCATCAAGTCCTTAAGTGATTCGCTGGTAGTGCCCCTCGAAGTTGAAAGCAAGGTCCCCCATCGTCCCGTTACGGTTCTTACCAACAATGAACTGGATCGCCGCTGGATCGTCTTCGTCTCGATGCAGCAAAAGAACCACATCACTGTCCTGTTCAACCGCGCCCGACTCGCGCAGATCGCCAATCGTCGGAGCGCGCATTTTCCCGTCCTTAAGCGGGCCACGGTTCAACTGCGAACACGCAACCACCGCCACGTTAAGCTCCTTAGCGGCAATCTTTAGCGCGCGTGACATGTGAGCCACCTGCTGTTCGCGGGACAACCGCTTATCGGACGGGTCAATCAATTGCAGATAGTCGACCACCAGGACATCGAGCTTTCCGACCGCGCGGCAATGAGCAACGATCTGCTCAGTGTTAATGCGTGGCCGGTCAATAACCTGAATCGGCATATCGCTATGCAGGTTCATGTAGTTGTCGATTTTCTTGCGGTCCTCAAGGTCGACCTCTTTGCGCATGATCTTGCCGAAGTCGACATTCGACCCGGCTGACACCATGCGGGACATCACTTCATCGGTGGACATTTCCAGCGTGAAGTACACAGCCGGGAAACCCCAGAACGCCGCGTTAGTCGCCAACTGCAAGGCGACGATGCTCTTACCGCCACCTGGCCGCGCGCCAATCGTGTAGAGCCGCCCCCGCTGCAAGCCGCCGTTGAGCATCTTGTTAAGCGCGGGCCACGGCGTCTTGATGTAGCCCTCTTCTGACGCCTGCCAGGTCTCCCAAGACTCGGCCATCTTGGCGAAGTCCATCGCCTTCTCGTCGGCCTCGTGCTGGTCACGGAAGAACGCCTCGCCCTGCTCTAGGAGCTTAGTAACGTCCTCGCTCGTCGAGGCCGGGGCGAATGCTAGCTGCTTAAGCTGGTCGCCCAGCACCGCCAGTCCGCGCAGCTTGGCCTTGTCGAGGACCATGCGACCGTACGTCTCATGGTTCGTCGCTGACGGCGTGTTCTCGATGCACGTCAACAGGTACCCGGCCCCGCCGACGCGGTGAAGCTGTTCGCGCCGCTCAAGTTCCTTAGCGACGGTCATCGCGTCGACCGGCTCCCCCTCCGACAGGAGAGCCATCGCCGCCAACCAAATCTCGCCGTGAATAGGCCGGTAAAAGTCGTCAGCCGTGAGCATCGTCGCAAGCGTGTTACACGCCTGCTTAGACATCAACGCAGAGCCGATTACGCACTGCTCTGCGAGTTCATCTTGTGGGGGCTGAGCCTCCGTCAAGCCGCTACCCTTTCCCGAAGTCCAAGTAGCCACCGTTTCTTTTCTTCGTCGTAGAAGCTGCGGCGCTCATCAAGGGACAAGCCGTCAGGGGGAATTGGTGGCGTGAAAACGTGACCGTAAGCCTTAAGCGGACTTACCTGCCCCGTCTTAAGGCACTCATTGATCGTGTTCCGGAGCGTGGCCGCGCGACGTGCCTCTTTTTGCGCCTCACTAACGAGGTTAGGCAGGATATTCGGGCCGAACTCTTTAGCGAGCCACAGATTAAGCGCCCGCTCCATGATTTCCGGCTCAATGCCTTCGCGCAGCAATTCGCCCGTCTTACGGACGAGCTGTTTCCGGATGGCAACCGGGTGGGATTCCGGAATGATCTTGCGGACCATGTTGCCCGCTTCAGTGTCAGGCTCTACGTCGTCATTCCACTGCTCGTAGTCCTTAAACACCGCGACGGGCAGGTCACCGCGCTTAGCTTTGACCCACAGGCCAGCGGCGACCAGCTCGTCGGCTTCCTCGCGGGTACCCAAGCGGAGCACGTCATCGAGGGGGATCACGCCAGCGGAGCGGTTATCGCGGCACCACGAGTTCGCCTTAGCCCAGAGTCCGATAGCCCCGTTACTGCACTGGCCCACCTTCCGGTGCCGGTGGAAACCTTTGTGGATTTTCCCGAAGTCGCTCACGCGTGCCCTCCGTCGTCAACAGTGACCATTCGTTGCCCCGGTAAAGGACCGATACCTCTGCGGGGTACTGCCAGGGCCGCACATGCCAGCCCTCGGCCTCCGCCCGCTGTGGGTGGTGCTCAATCCACCCGTGGCACCCTGCGGTGCCGTGCCCGCATAGCAGGACGCAGTTATCGGGGGTCCACAAGCCGCCCTGAGAGCGTTTTAAGCGGTGGTGGAGGGTTAGCCTTCCCCACCGGGTACAGCGCTCACAGGAGCCCCCAGAGCGGACTCGCAGAATCTCCCGGCACCGGCGCTCGTTTATGGCTCTTCCGGTTCATCAGGGCCAGTGCCATAACCGGACGGATGAACCGCCGAGTCACACTTATCGGCCCGCTTGCTCATCCCGACGCCGGTCTTGCCAAACGCCGGGTTCATGCACACCTGGTCATAAACCGGGTGAGGCCCCGTCTCGGCCCTGGCGGTGACGACGACGACAACAACGCCACCGACCACCATCCAGAACGCGACCAGGGCCGCAAATATCTTTTTCACCATTCACCCCTGCCTGCGTTCGCGTACGCCTGGCGCACAGAAGCGCCCACAGACCGGATAGCGTCAAGCTTCGCGCTCAAAGCCCGGTTGTTGTCTTTCGCGTACTCATATGCGACCGCCCACGCGTCACGCTGATCCTCAGCGTCCATAACTTCCGGCACGATATTGGCCGCGACCTTTTTCTCAGTCTGCGGACCCTTATGTGCCATAAACGCACGAGCGTAAGCGCGCTTGTATTCGCGCTCCGTCTTTAGTTTCTGCTCGTGCGCTTCCCGAGCCGAGATAACCCCCTGAGAAATCTCATTGACCGTGGTCAAGATTTCTTTCTCAACCGAGATAGGGTTGTACTCGTAGGTATCGCTCAATTAGGCCCCTAACCTTAACCGGCTAGCGCAAAGCGAGGCCCCGGCGACGGCTTGGAGATGAGCTGGCGCGGCAGCTTATTCCACCAGCGCCGATGGTCACCCCATTCGAGGCAGGTATTGCAGACCAACCGAGGGTCCAAAAGGCCCACGGCGACCTGCGCCTCGTTAGTCCCGCACGTATCGCACGGAATAGACATGCCACGCATCAGACATACCCCTTATGTGAGACCTTGCCGCACTTCTGGCAGTAAATAATCACGTAGATGAATTGCGACCACCCTTTAGTGGCGTCAATCACCTTATCGACAAACCGATGCTCACACTCCTTAACAGGAGGCGGCATTAGAGAGTCACCATCCCCTCTTCGAGAAGCAGCCGGAACGCCTTAACCTCTTCAGCGCTAGCGTCCTTAAGCGCCTTGTTAGCGTTGTGCTTAGCGAAGGTGTTGGCGATGGCGTTCAAGTCCCAATCTTTTTCCATCGCCAATGTGCGCAGCTTGTCGCGCTCCGCAACCGAATCCGCGTTGCCCACCGGAGCCGGGGGCGCGGCGGGCGCGGCCTGGCCCCCGGTAGCCCGCTCATGCGAGCTAGCGTCGGGGTCAGGCTCATCGGTCGGCAGCATCAGCGATTGCAGGAGGAACGTCCTAAGCGCAACTGACTCGGCCTTAGTCATCGCCTTATCGCCCGAATCGGCAGCCTCGCCGTACACCGAACCAACGAACGAGTCACCGGCAGGCCCGAAGACCTCAAAGCTCATCCGAACAACCCGGTTAGCCATGAGGGCTTTGCTCTTGGACTCGTACCGCTCAACCTCGTGGTGCTCAACCATCGGAACGACGATCACGCCATGCTCGCGGAGCACCGGGCCAACCGCGTTCATCACCGCGTCAATGCCACGGAAGTTGAATCCCTGTTGCTGGTTGCGCGAGTTCTTAGAGATGAACTGCACATCCCGCATGACACGATTCCACGCCTCATAAACCGTAGGCGGCTCGTCGTCGCGCTTATCCCACCTAGGAGCGTTCTTCAGCTCCTCTTCGAGGACTTCGATTTTGGCGTCCGCTTCCGCGAGCGCCGCTTCCAGTTCAGCTTTCGTGGCTGTCACTTAGCTCCGTTCTTAGCTTTCGCCCAAACAATTGCCTTACGCCCACTCGGCAGGCGCTTACGCTCTCCCGAATCGACCACCAGGCCCAGGTCCACCAGCTCCGCACGGCGGGTACGCAGACCGGACGGTGACTGCGGCAGCGTCTCAGCCCAACCCGAGAAGCCGTAGTAACGCGCAATGTCCTGATCGGTAGCGCCGTTGCGGAAACGGCCCATCACCTTCAAGATCGCCTGTTGCGACTGGCGCAGCTTTTTCGGATTAATCGACGCGGCAGCCGCATGACTCGTAGCCGGATCAGTCCGACGAGCCTTAGCGCCCTTCCGATTACCAGTGATAACGGCCAAGGTCCAACTCCTTCAAATCCGAATCCTTAGAGCTGAATCGCCTACGCATAGCCTCAACCTGCTTACCAAGCAGAGCGGCCTCCAAACCCAACTCAAGGTCCACCCAATAAAACTTGACCTCAGGGTCCTTAGTCATAATGGGGAAATGCACCATCAATCCCCATTTGGTGTTTATCTGCGGATGCAGCGGAGAACGCGTATTCGTCTCCTGGTCATAACGCTGACCAGTGCCATACGCCGCCAACTGGCACGTCACAGACATTGGACGCTTAGCGTCCCACCGACCCGTCTTAAGGTCGCCAACCACAACCAATTCCTCATCGTGCTGAACACCGTCCGGAGTGGTAATCCCCGAAGGCAGCGCCATCAGGTAATCCACCGAACCGCACAATTCCAGCTTGTCGTTAACCACGAGCATTTCCTGGTCAAGGAACTCGATAGGCTCGACCGCTTTGTCGTACTTGGCGAGCGGTTCCTTTAGGTGCTCTTGGACGATGCGCGGTTGCTGGCCCTTATTGCGAAGCTCACCGAGCTTATGAAACTCAGTGCCAGCAGAAGCAGCAGTGTGTTGACCGGCAGTGTTACGCGCTTGCTCGACTGCGGCTTTGAGACGTTCTTTGCCTGAGCGGGTGCCGCCGTCGTCGCCTTTGTACCAGGGATCGGCGTCGTACTCATTGATAAGCGTTGCGACCTCTGAGCGCGCGGAGGCGTCCAAGAGGATGCCAACTGCGGCTTGACAGGCCGCCCAGTCGATAAGCCCATCTTTGGTGTCGAGACCTTTGCCCGCACCGGACGCACGCCCATATCCCTTGGCGTCTTTGGAGTACCACCAACGTTTGAGCTTTCCGTCACGCCCTCTCCCTTCACGCCATTCCCCCGTTAGCGGGCCGGTAAAGTCCGGTGGGTAAACCATCGGACGGTCCCAGTAGTCCCGCTTTACTTGATAATCAGTAATGGGACCTCGCTATCCTTCAATGATCACAGTGTTTTTGTCTGGCAAGCGCGGCTTAGCCTCGTTAGGGTAAAAGCGGGTAGCGGTCTGATCGACCAAAACCCACCCGCGACGAGTCATCACGAAAGCGTCGAACACATCCGGCCCCAACTCGGGGTAACGCTTAATGACGACCGTGCCGACCGGCTTATTCATCCCTGTATTCCTTAACGGTGTAACCGGACCAGCGACCGGCTGCGTACACAATGTCCCCGTCCAGATGTTTCAGGACCAGGTTGTTGCTGCGGTCGGTCTCAGGCTTAGCGATCGTCACAATCTTTCGTGGCACAATGTCATTGAAAAAACTGACCGTGACCTCGTAGTAGCCGCTCACTTAAGCTCCCATCGAAAGCCTGGAATCTCCCACATGCCGCCGCCGTAAGCGAACCCCGCAGCGAACGCCACCAGGAGCAGGACCACCACCCAGCCGGGAACCACCCCCAGCGCCCACGACGCCATCAGCAGAACGAACCCCGCTACCAGAACCCAGGTCACCGGCGCTCCACGTACGCGTCAAAGCCCTCATCGAGGATCACGCCCCGCACACTCTCACCCGAGCGGCCACGCTGAATACGGGACCGATTAGGCCGGATCAGCGCGAACGACTTGCCGGTGCCGACACCCTCGCGGTAACCACCGAAACGGAAACGCCGGATCGCCTCACGGTTCGGCTTCGGGTAGAACTTCTCTGGCAGCGTCTCGCCACGCTTAGCGGCCTGCGCCTCGTGGTAGTCGAGAAGCGCCTCTCGAACCGTCTTAGCCATTCATCTCCCCTTAGATAGCAAAAAGCCCCCCGCAGTCATAAAGTTGCGGGGGGCTAAAACGCGGCGGTACTGGTCACTTTTCTGTTAGCGAAAGAAGTAATTGCTGTTCGTGACCACAGCCGCTTAAACTGGACTCCGATTTTCAAAGGACCAATGTTCTGCCATTGAACTACACCACCTAGGGTGGCGACGGGAATCGAACCCGCACTCTCGGTTGTTTTTCTTCAGGAGTTAATTGCTGCTAGAGTCCACAAGCTTTAGAACTGAGCTCGCATTTTTCATTACCATTGAAAGTGAGTTGATTGCTGTCTGCGCTCACAAACCTAAGAATACCGGGCGGTACCCGGTATCCCGAAGCATTACAACGTGATCTGCGAGTACCGCTCGCTATTGATCACGTCATCGACCAGCTCACGCGGAGACTTGCCCTCCACCGCCATGCCGAACGTAGTAGCGGCCAGACCCGACACCAGCGTCACATTGCCCTCATGCGAGAGCACCGGAAGCTGGTCATGGCGCGCGTTCACATTCCAGAACACGACATGCGGCAGCTCCAACCCGGCAGCCTGGAACTGACGCTTAGCGACCTCAAAGACGCTAAGGTCCGCGTGGTTAAGCGCCCGGTCGAACTGCATATCGGAAACGATATACAGCGTGGCGGGCACCACCCCCGACTTCTTCCCGGCAGCCAAGATCGCCTCGAAAGCGGCAGCCAGGTTGGTCGAACCACACCAGTTGGTCGAGTGCTGGATGCTGTCAAGCTTGTCCGCGAGCGTCTTGCCGCGCACCTGCACCAGCTCAGGCACAGAGCTGAACGTCATGAAGTAGCCGTTATACGGCCCCGTGTTGCGCTCGGCGAAGTACAGAGCCAGCGACACCGACACCGAGATAGGACGGCCCCACATCGAGCCTGACACGTCCGCGAGGACGATGGCGTCCTGACCGGGCCGCGTGTAGTCCGGAAGGTTATTCCAGAGCGTGTCAGCGGCCTTAGGGTCACGCTGGCACAGGTCGTACAGCTCGTACGGGTACAGGGTCGAGGTATTCACCTTCTTTTCGCCCCGGTCAACCGCGTCGAGGAACGCCTGATACCGCTCGCCGTCGTGACGCCGGAACGCCGCGACATGCTTACGGTGCGCCTGCGCCGGAAGCGTCGAGTAGTCGACGTGCTCGTAAGTGCCCTCGGTCATGTCGTGCTCAAGCAGACCGATCCGGCCCCTAAGCGCGCTAAGGGTGTGGCGGTATTCCCGCTGCGACAGGCCCAGCGCCTTACGAACGTTGATCGCCAGCCGAGGATTCTTTTTCGACTTGTCCGAAGGCAGCCACTTCGCAAGCAGCGAAACCTTGTCGCCCCGCTCGTAAGCGGCCACGTCGGCGGTCCACTGATTGCGAATGATTTCCGCAACGTCAGCCGGAACCTCGTCGCCAAACACGAAAAGGTCGTCCCAGCGCCCGTAGACCGGGACATGCTTGAGCATCTTGCCCGCGACATACGGAGTGAGGGTCCACAGATGCCTCAGGCCCGCGCGGAACACGTCACGCTCGCCCTGGCCCCCACGCACGTCCCGCAGATAGAACAGGGTCCGCAAAGCGGCCTCAGGCTCCGCGCGGAACGCGGCCTCGAACAGGTTCGCGGTGTCCTCCGCGCGGTCACGCATAGCGCCCGCCAGGCCGAAGTAATCCACCACCGGATCAGTCGAGGACTTGTAAGCCTTGTCGCCGTTCTCGGTGCGCGTCGCGTTAAGCGTGCCCTTAAGACTGTCAAGGAATGTCGTCATTGTTCTCCCCTATTTCCCGACGTAAAGGTCCACACCTTCAGCGCCGTCGATCAAATCCTGGTAGGTAAGGTTCCCGGCTTCGCAGTCGCGCACAAGCTGCCTAAGGCAGTCGATAGCGTCCGTTATCGGAGCGCCGCCGTTACGGTACAGCGACCAATCAGCGCGAGGAATCTTGTATTCGAGAGTCAGGACGATCCGTCCACCCTCAGGGCCGCGTTTTGCGACACCCTCAAAAGCTGGCACCGTAAACCTCCGTCAAGTGCTCACGTATTGCGGGCAACCTGCCGCGCTCCCTACGGAAGTAGTAGAGAGCGGACAGGTGCCGCCAAACAGAACCGATCACGAACCGAGCAACGTCCTGATATTCGCAGCAACCGGCGTGGGCTTCTTCTTTGCGAAAAGGCTCATCTCTTAGCCCCCACTCCAATGGCGCTGAGCACGTCGCCCGCGATTTTGGCGATAGTCTCGTCGATCCGGCGAGACAGTTCCATGCCCTTCTTAACGAAGTCGAACTCCTGCTTAGAAGCGATGGCGATGGTCGTCTTGTCCTCAGCCAGGATCAGGTATTCACCCGGCTTGATTTCAACGTAGCCATCGGGAATCTGGGGGTGAAACAGCTCCACGGACGCCAGCGAACCGTCTTTGTTGAAGTACGGGCACAAAGCGGTGGCCTTTTCGGTGCTCTCGGCCACCGTCGAAGCGATGAGCGACACCGCGTGCATGTTGCGCCCTGTCACCTTAACCGCGATAGGCAGCTCCGCAGTCTGGCCGGGGAGAACCTTCTCAACGCCAGGCTGGTCGAACACGCTCTTTTGCGACATGAAGTTAGTCCTTAGGTGTTAGGTGGGTAGAGTGCGCGTGCGTTGATCACACTGCGATATGCGCGCCCCATCGCAGGAGAGTTACCGCTTAGTTGGGCTTAGCGAGCCGGGGCACCGGCAATGATCGGGGCAGGCCACGGAGTGATGCCCTTCTCAACCGCCTTCTCACGCAGGTAGTCATCGAAGTTCGGGTAACCCGACAACTCTTCCCGCTTCTTAGCGGCCTCAGCCTCAGCCGTCGCCTTCTCGGCCCTAGCCTGAGCCTCACGCGCCTTCGCGGCAGCCTCAGCCGCCTCCGCGTCAGCGACCTTGCGCGCCTTGTCAGCCTCGGCCTGAGCGATGGCCTGCTGCTTAATGTCGATGGCGTTCTTAAGGCCGTCGTTAAGCAGAACCGGCTTCATCACCGTGACCTGGAAATTCTTGAAGAATTCCTTGCCGTTGGTGCGCGCCGCCGTCGCCTTAGGCAGCGTATCCGTAAGCGCCTTCTGGAACTCGACACGCTTAGCGTCGTCATTCCAGATTTCGGCCCACGTGTACTTCTGCGCGATGGACACCACCGTGTTCTCCGCAGGCTGGCCCACCACGTAACGCAGCAAGCTATGCCAGTCGGGGTACTTGGTGCCGAACTCGCGGTGGAATTCGATCAGCTCATCACAATCGGCAGTGAGGTCGAACGTGATCACGTACGGCACGTCCAACTCAGCCGGTTCGGCGGCGTTCGACGTGACGCGCGTCGGCGGGGCCTCTGCGCCCTCTGCGCCGGTAGCGTCCCAACTGATCTGCCGGGACGGGTACTTAACCGCGTCCGACATCGGAGTGAACTCGAACGTCTCCGGACCCTGGCAGCCGCTAACGGTCGGAGCGCCGAAGCTGTCGACCATTACTGCCGTCTCACCCGGCCCCACCGTCGTACACGCGACGACCGGCGCAACCACCGCAGCCGCTAACGCGAAGGTAGCGAGTTTCTTACGGTTCAAGAAAATGGTTCCTTCCATGAAAGGAACCCCCGCCAGCCGAAGCCGACGGGGGTCCTTAGTGGCGGTATTAAGTTGTTATTCAATTGTCAGGGGAGGCTAGGAGTCGAACGACTCTTCAGCCACCCGTCCAGGCGCTCAAAGTACGCCTGTTCCTCGTCGGAGAGCTGCCGCTTAGCGAGCAGGCGTGCGTGCTCGCGGCGCTCAGCCCTCGTGAGGTATTGGAGCGGATCGTTAGCCCGCTTGAGGCGACGGTCCAATACGGCGTTTCGCAACCACAGAACCACCGCTACGCAGCTCATTATCACCAGCGCAATAACGAGCACCATTGCGAAAACCCTCATGCTCTTTCAACCTTTCGTCCAACTCGGGTGCCATGAATCCAAGTTTGTTTAGCTCACGCGCTAGAGAGTGTCGCGTTTCCAGCATCTCCCGCCGCTGCTTAGCGGCGCTAAGGCTGTCGTCATCAGCGAGGCCCCACAGATCGGAGTCAATCTCGTTAATGACTTCGAGGATGTCGTTACGTTCAGCTAAGCGCTGGCTAGCTTTCATCGAACATGTCCTCCGGATCGCGCACCGGCCCGTCGATAAAGAACGTGTTCTTTTCCAGCGACGAACCGTTCATGTCGAGACCGCGACACAGGGTGTAGCCGCCGCCCTCATGTGGGCATAGCGCTTGGTACGCCCGGTGGTAGTGGCCGTGGTAGAACTCGACCGGCTTAACCGTGTCAATGACGTGCTGGATCATTCGACGGTGCATGTGCGCCTCGAAAATGTCGTCCTCGGGGACGCGCCGCTTCGTACCACCGATGTTCAGGTAGACCGGCTTCTTAAAGTCGCCAATGCCGGGGATTGGAGCCTTAGACGGCGCGTCGTGGGCCACGATAACGTCGACCTTGCCGGGTCGAATCGCGTGCTCGAACTGCTCCTGGTTCAGGGTCTCGCCGTGCCACCAGGTTTGACCCTGACTGCCGAACGAGCGGTCAATGGAGTACGCGCCACCGAGCGCCATCCACGTTTCACCCCACCACTCCCAGCGGTAGCCACGCGGCAAGTGAACGATGCGTGGGTAGGACTGGACCTTGAACGGCAGTGAGGTCGGCGTGTTGAACTGATTCCAGAACGCGTGGTGCTCGTGATTGCCGTCGACCCAAAGCAGGGTGATTCCCGTGTGGGCCAGCTCCCGGTTGACCTCAAGCAGGTAGCGATCCGTCGCAGGACTCGGCGTCCACCAACCGAAGTCGCCCACATGCAGAATCGTGTCCGCGCCGTTCTTCTTCGCGTAGTTGATCGCCTGGAACGCCCAAGGCAAATCGCCGTGCCAGTCCCCGGCAAGCATGACCTTTTTAGGCTGCCTCAGATCGCCTATCCACGGCATTGTTTCGTGCCTTTCGCTCTGCCCCACGCCCACAGTTGGGGAGGGAACCCTTTTCGGATGCGTAGCAGTGAAGGTGGAGCTTCCACTCTTCGGAGTAGGTGGACCCGCAACCAAGCGGGCACTTGAATTCAGCCAATCTTCCCTCCACTGATCATCACGATACACGCCGTGTATGAATTCGTCAATCGTCAAATACGGCTTCGGTGCGCCGCCCCCTGAAAACAGCCAGTCTTTGTCCATCTCAGAGGTAGTCGTCGCGCCAGGGGCGCTCATGGTAGGGCGCGACTTTCGGGCCAGCTTTCGCCACAGCCTGCCTTTCATCGCGGGCAACAACCTTTCGCTTGGTCCCACCAATACAGCCGGGGACGTTCTTACCCAAAACAATCTCCCCTCGTACGCGCATCTGGTCCCCATTGAAGTAAAACCGGATACCCCGACGCTTAGCCAAAGCGCTAAGCGCGCGCGTGAAGTCCACCGGGAGCGGATCGCGCTTCGAGGGTGGATTCTTAAGCGCGTTAGTAAGCCAATTGTCGAGCGCCTTCTCCTGCTCAAGCGAGAGTTTGCGCAGACGCGGCCCGGTCGGTTCGCCCAAATAGATAACGGTCATATCTAGATGGCCTTTCGGTGTGGTGTTGTGGTGTTTGGTGCGCTAAGAGAAAAGCCGGGGGAGCGCAGCTCTTAGCTCTCCCTTCCCACGCGCACACCCTTCACGTGGGGAGCGCGCATCAACCCCGGCTTTGCGCGATACTCCGGAATCGAACCGGACTGCTTAGTCATCGGACCAGGCTTGAACTTATACGCCCGATAACCGCGCATGGACCACCCCTCAGGTGCCAGTCACGTATCGCCACCGCACATAAACCACGGCTCTCCCTCTGTCTCGGCGCTACCTAATGCCAGTCGGGCAGCGTTAAGACAGGTCAAGGGGACGAGATAAATTCGCCGAACGTCCCCCATACCTCCGTGGGTATGTGCAAGACATACATTCACGCTGACTTACTTGCAGGCGAACCACTCTGCGACCTGGACCAACACACAGGCCCCCCGACAACGGGGTTACTTCGTAAATACGTCAGCGAATAAATCTAGTAACGGCTAAGCCGTTAGATGGGAGTCGCGTCGGCCATAGCGATAGCTATGATCCAAGCTTCTCCGTTATCAGCCCCAGCCTGAACCTTCGTGGTCCAAAGGGCCTGATAAGTATTTGGTGGCTCAAATCCCCAGTCGGACCAGGGAAGTTCAGCCAAGGTGTGATTGTTAAGGAGCTTAAGTTCAAACTGAGCGACGGGGACGCCGAGGCGTTCCAAGACGTGACCAAAGAGGCAGCAAGGCTTTCCGTTTTCCTTGGTGTATTCCGGCCTCACGTTCCGGCCCAAGGGGTTAGTGAGTGCGACCTTTCGCGTTTCTCTGATCACGTCTCGGAACTCTCTCATCGTCTCCCCCTCTGCCTTCAACTTTACTGGCGCGGAAGGGGTTTCGGAAATATTAGAGCCGAGATTTTTTACACCCGCTGTACTCATACCGTCCAGCCCGCGAACCACGCGTTAAGGACGATAGCGGCCAGCATGATCAAAGCGCCCAGCGAGACACACGCCAGCACGTCACCCCTGATTGCCGGGTCGCACATGAGTGCCTTCGCCCTCCGCATAACGGATCGCGGCGCGGAACATGGCTTCGAGGTCTTCAAAGGTGCGTCCATATGCATCATTGAACGCAATGACGACGGACATATCCGGCATGTCGGCAGGGTATGGGTGCCCGCCTTCACGCTCGCGGATTGCGTAAGCGAGGTATTTGACGCCTGGCGACTCTTCCGAGGGGAACGGGTAACCGAATGCCCCAAGAGCACAGCACTTGCCCGTTTCGACATCGTGAAACTTTCCACGGGTCCATCCGTCTTTCTTAAGGCGCGTTAGCGCGGCGTTAAGGTCTTCGATTGCTTCGTAGTCCGGTTCCGTGAGCGCCAGCCAGAACGGCAGCTCTTGCGCGGCGGTCACAGGTCTGCCTCCCAAGGCAGGTCGTTGGCGAACCGTTCAAGCTCTTTCACTGGGAACAGCACCTTGGCTCCGTGGCGCTTCGCCATGAGGCGACCGGCGCGGCGCAGGTTGTCAATCTCGGAGACACATAGGGACAAGATGCGCGCGGCCTCATTGCGGGTGACGAGAAGGCGCTCAGCGGGCAGCTCTTCTGTGGGCGCGGTCACACGGCCCTCCGGACATTTACACGCTTTGTAACGGGCTTCCACGGCTCCGTGACGAGCTGATTCAAGGGCACGCGGAAGTAGCCAGCCATGAGCGCGAGCATCTTCATCGACGGCTCACCGGACCAGTCTTCGTTGAATGTGCGGTACACGGTCGAGCGCGCCACATCCAGACGTTTCGCCAGCTCAGTGCGGCTGAGGATGTTGTTGTTGTGCAGGAGGTTTTCAACGGCGTCAGGAATCCACCGAATCTCGTAGGACTCGATGCGGGAGGTTGCTGCTGTCACGGGTCCAGACAGTACACGACAAAGTTCGGAAGGCAAGCAATGTGTCCGACTTTTCGGACAAAATGACAGGCTTGTAATCCGGACTCCGCAGCTAGAAGGGGTTGCGCATGTCCCAAAAATCGGACATCATGATCGGCATGTCGGGCAACACTGACCAGAACAAGGACCTATTGGTCGTCGTCGGCTACCTGCTGGGACGGCCCGTACGCATACAAGAGGCGCTGAGCGCGCTAGGTATGTCTCGCTCCACGTTCTATGAGCAGCGTGATAAGGGCGTGCTGAACAGCATTCCCAACCTCATGGCTATCGCTGACCATTTCAACCTCGACAAGGTTGATCTGCTTGTGCGATTCGGCCACGTCACTAAGGACGAACTACTCACGTTCTTAGAGCGCGAGGGCGAGATAATTGAGCACAGTCTGGACCCTCCGATAGCAACGACACGGACGGAGGTGCGGACACGCACTAAGCCAGCCCGTGAAGCACTTAAGGCGCGCACAGATATTCCTCCCCTGTGACGCGCCTTTTTGCCGTCTTTTCGCAGCTCAAATAGGATTTGACGCATGTGTCTAAACGGAGTACATTGGGTGTAACGCGGTCCTTCGGGGCCGCGTTTCCTCCCACTGATGGGTCCAGTAAGGAACCCCGCTTCGCAAAGGCATTCGTAAATGCATACGACGCACTCTGTGCTCTATCACACACAGATTGTTGACAGCGCGCTCTTAGGCACAGTTCTCGCCGCAGGATGCACCGCGCTTTACATCCGCAGGCACACGTGGCTTGTCCGCTGGGAAACAGCCGCCACAGCCTGCATTGCGCTCCTGTGCGTAGGCACACTGTGCCTCTCGCCACAGCTCATCGTCTTCAACCCCCGCCTGTCGCCGGAAATACGCACCGACGCACTCCCCGGCCAATTCCTTATCGGGTACCTAACGCTCCTGCTGGCCGCGCAGATGTTCCTTCTCGACCTGGCTGGCCGCATGGTGTGGGAGTGCGCGGCTAAGGCCCGCTACATGAACCTGTACGTGGTCCTCCCGGGAACCATCATGTTACCCACCGTCATTGGCCTCTGGACCGCTCAATCCCGGTGGGTAATGGAAATCCTGGCGGTCAGCCTCATCTACACGCTTAGCCACATCGGCTACCTGTTATGGCGCATTAAGCGCACTGACCCGCGTTCGGGGATCGTGGTCGACCTCCACCTTGCCGCGTTCGTTTTCCAGGTGGCCGCGCCCCTGACCAGGTGGTTTGCTCCGGTCAGCCTGTGGGAGCCGTGGGGCTGGCGGTTCAGGTCCTTCGCGGCGCTCCTGTTCATGGCAGCCGCGTCTATCTCGTGGATTCGCAAGCGCCGGTACATCAAGCTCCACATGTGGCAACGCATTCGCGCCGAGAAGCCCCTCAAGCGAAAGACTTCCCGGCGCGAACACAGGCGTCACAAGACCGCGCACTAACTAAACACTGGGTAACAGAGCGTCGAAAGCATTGCTTACGGCGCTCTTACTCAATTCCAGACTCACCCGCTGATAGTCCCGTGTCTGCAAGATCGACGCGTGCCCCAAGATCGTCTGAATGACCTTAGCGTCGATACCAGACTCTAAGAGCATCGTCGCCGCCGTATTGCGCGCCTCATGCAATACAACCTCACGCGGACGCTTCTCGATACCCGCCGCCGCGACAAGCCGATTCCAATGCTCGTTATCGTCCTCCTGGCTGATCGGCCTGCCGTCCCGGTGATGCCACACCAGGTTATGCGGATTCGGGTCCTTATCCAGCCGCTTATGCACCTTAAGCGATTCCAGAAGCAGCGGAGCCATTGGCACCGTCCGCTCCCCCGCTAACGACTTAGGTCGCGTCCAAAACAGGGACCGATGGCAGTGCCGGTACTCGAACCCTGGCGGTGGGACAAACTTGCGCTCAGGGCAGTAACCGACACGCTGCCGACCACACTTAGGTTCACCGTCGCTATTAAGCCCACAGCCGTGCGCATACTTCAGCCGTTGCAACTGCCAGGAGATGTCGAGCACGCCCCGGTCGAAATCAACCCGGTCCCATTCCAGACCAAGCAGTTCGGCTTGCCGCGCGCCGGTCATGAAAGCCGCCGCCCAATGCGAAGCGAGCTTAGGCCGCTTAGGGTTGTCCTCGTCGTCGAGAGCTGCCGCCGTCTTAAGCAGGTGAACCGCAGCGCTCGTCTCGAATGCGCCGCGTTGTTGCTTCACGTGCCCCGGCTTTTTGATCGGGGCCACCGGGTTGCGGTCCAACACGCCTTCGTCCACGGCGAGTTTCATGGCGTTGTTTAGGGCCTGATACGCCTTCTGAGGGTTTCGCGTGGACGCCTTGGTGTTCCCACCCCCGTCGCGCACTTTCGTCAGCATGTCGCGCACCTGAGGCGTTGTGAGCTTGTCGAGCCGGATGTGTCCCAGGTGCGGCTTGAGGTATAGCCGCGCGGAGCCTTCGTAGGACTCGTACGTGCTGGGGCGGCACTCGCTCTTTTTGACGGTGAGCCAGTAGTCCAGCCATTCGCCGACCGTCTTGACCTTCCCCGGCGTCGTGGCGATCTTGCCCGCGAGCACGTCGGCGCGGAGCTTGTTCAGCTTCCGCAGAGCCTCGCTCTCTTTGCGGCTTGAGACGCGCTTCTGGCGACGTTTTCCGTCCGGTCCAACCACCCACACGATGCCGATGTAGAGACCCCGCGATTTGTCGTAGGTGAGACCCCCATCACCCCTTAGGCGTCTCTTAATTTTCGAGTCCGTCTCGGCCACTCCGCACCCTCCCAGGTGTCAACTAGGTGTCAACTAAGGTGTCAACTATCCAGCAGTGCCACAGCGTGCCATACGAGACTTAAACCCTCGTTAGCTGGATGTTTGACAGACTACACCAGCATGTGCAGGGGGGTGCCTCTGGGGACTTTTAATCCTCAGACTCTTCTAAGAAATGCCTGGTCAGAGCGGTTTTCTCTGTCAAGTGTCAACACAGGTGTCAACTAAGAATCAGATCGTGGCTGGTCAGAACGGGTTAAGGGCCTCACCTGCGGACATGTTTCAGACACCCTCAAACAGTAAGAGAACTATGAGAATGTTTCTAACATTTCGATTTTTCGGGGTCGACCCGAAAACTGGGGGGGTAGGGGGGGCGCTAGTACCGTCCCCGACCAAGGCAACGACACAAACCTCCAAACGTCACCTTGGGCAGGGGGTTGAGTGAAGAGAAAAAGAAATCCTTCAAGCACTCGCTCAACGAGAGTCACGTTGAGTAGGTAAACAGTCAAGAGAACTAGTGGTTACGTAAGTACGGTAGGAGACACGCGCGCGTGAGAATCCGTTGGCCTCTCTGCGAAACCTGTGGTCACGGCAGGATTTGCCATAGCCCAGACAGAGGCGTCGGATGGCGCTGCCACTATCGCGGACGAAAGCGGAAAGCTCAGCGCTGCGGATGTATGCGCTATCGAGGAAATCCAGAAGTTGACGGCGTTTCAGTTGACATCAGCGAACTCAAGCGCTTAATGTCGTACACAGCAAGTACGCAACCGCACTTGAAGGGATACGAAAGCGATGGGTAAGCGCGTAACCGTCACGTTGTTTGACGATCTTGAGCCGGAGCTGGAAGCCAGCACCGAACGCAACTTCGCCGTCGATGGAGTCGAGTACCACCTCGACCTCTCGGATAAGAACGCGAAAGCGTTCGACAAAGACTTGGCGAAGTGGCTTGAGGTTGCCACGCGTGTCGGTCGTGCGGAGCGTGTGCGTCGTCGCACTAACCGCATCACCCACTCCGGTGGGGAGCCGGGTCTTCCGCTCGCGGAAATCCGGCAGTGGGCCAGGGCTAATGGCTTCGACATCAGCGACAAGGGCCGGGTCTCCGCAGAAGTCGTGCGGGCCTGGAAAGCCGCGACCAGCGAAGCTGAGCCAGAGAAGAAACCGGCAGCTAAGAAAGCTGCACCGCGCAAGGACGCGCCTGAGTTCTCCGCAGCGCAGTCCTAACGCACAGACCGAAACTGGCCCCTGGCCGGTGCTCTTTGGGAGGGGAGCACCTGGCGTAGGGGCCAGTTTCATTTAGGGGGACACATGGACATGCAGCCGCTGATCATTGGCGAAATCGGATCATTCGCCCACGGGCTAAACCGCGAAGATTCTGATCATGATTACATCGGGATATACGCAGACCCGCCAGAAGCGCTAATTGGCCTTAAGCCGCTCGCCGGGGCCATCCGCGACCGGGACAAGCCAGAGGGCGTGAAGAGCGAGCCTGGCGACTCTGAGACCCAGTTTTATGGCCTTCGCAAGTACGTGAGCCTCGTGTGCCAAGGCAACCCGACAGTCATGACACTGTTGTTCACCCCAAACCTCCGCTCCCCCGACATGATCGGGCTACAAGCCAACGCGCGGATGTTCCTGTCTAAGCGCCTAGCCGCGCGGCACATGGGATACGCGGACTCCATGTACGCGCGCCTCACTGGCAAGAAGGCCCCACGCACCAACCGGCCAGAGCTGATCGCTAAGCACGGCTACGACACCAAGGCCGCATTCCACGCAGTGCGTTTGCTGATGCAGGGCCACGAAATGCTCATCACGCACAACATGGTCATGCCCATGATCGAGCAGGAACGTGGCTATCTGCTAAGCATCCGTAACGGTGAGGTCCCCGAAGCTGAAGTGCTCAGGGAAATCGAGCACTGGCGGTCACTCATCCAAGCCGCCGAGCAGAGGACCACCCTGCCTGACGGTCCCGACATGGAGCGCATCAACGCGTGGCTCGTCGGCGTGCATCGGGAGCTGTGGGGGTGGAATCCGATCTTGAGAGATAAACTGGCGGCATGATTGAGGCTGTGGTGCTCATCGGAGCCGTCTCCTGGCTCCTGTGGGTCATGGGGAAGCAGATCGTCGGCTACAGGGCCGATCAGGCAGCAATAAGGGCCAAGGAAATGCGCGCCATTGCCACGCAGGCCGACCGGGAGCACCGGCTCGTGCTGGCTGGGGACGAGCGCGGCATATACGGCAAGTACCCACCCGCCAAACTCTAGATACGAAAAAACTCTAGATACGAAAAAAGAGGGCACCCGTGCTCGACCCCAGGGGAAAAAGGGGAGCACGGGTGCCCTAGTCATGTTAGGCCGCTGTCTGGCCCGTTCGTTCCTCGCTTAGCTCTTTAAGTCGCTTAATGTTGTCGTGTCGGTATCCGCTCCACGACCAAGTAGCGCCGTCCCCGCAGTCAACAATGACCACCGGGAACGACGAATGCCCCTCGGTCCTGAACTTGTCGGCGTCTTCGTCGGTGGCAGTTAGAGGCTCAAATGGAATACCCGCCTTCTTAAGCGCGAGCTTAGTAGCCATGCAGTACGTGCATGGAGTCGTCGGCGAATAAACTTTTACTTCCAAATGTCCAATTCCTTATCTAGTCCACGGTCGCGCATCCAGCGGTCTCGGAACTCAATAAACGAGACATGCCGCTCAAGGTCCCAACCCAGCGCTGCGGCCTTAATCTCATGCCTCCGATGCCACTCCGTGTCTGCTAACACGTACGCGAAATAACACTGGTCACGGTAAAGCAGGCGCGTAACACGTTCATCCAAATACTCAACGCGCTTCTGCATATCCATTAGTTCAGCTTTGTTAATAGCGCGCCGGGACCGGAACCAACGCCCCACCGGCCCTAGCGCCCTACTAACAGACTCAAAGGTTCCAGCCAGGTAACGAACGATCACGTACAGCCCGCACAAGAGACTTGCGACAACCGCAAGGTCGGGCCAATCTCTCGCAATCGCAACTGCCATATCGCTCGGGTCCAAGGCTTATCCCTTCTCAATAAAGGGCGGGTAATTCACGGGCGGGTCTACATGATCCAACCCGTCAATAACCGCCGAAACGTTAGGCTTAGCTAGATAGACGCTTACACCCGTTAGGAAGGCCGTCACAGTCGCTATCGCACCCGCAACAGCGACCGGAAGTCCTGCCACAGGCAACGCCACCAGTAGCACCAACAGGGCAGCCGCGAACCCCGCAATCGCCTTCCGAATCTCGCTCGGCTTGTGACCGAGAATCTTCATTACTCACCGTCCTTACCGTCCTTTTCTTCACTCTTCGATTCCTGCTTAGGCGCGGGCTTAGCCTGCACCGGAGCGGGAGCCTTCACCGGGGCCTTCGGGGCAGGTTCAACGCCCAGCTCGTCGAGCGCGGTAAGAACCTGCTCCAGCTTGTCCGTGCCGATGTCGCGGACCTCCGCGTCGACCACGAACGCCGCAGCCCAATGCAGCGGACGGCCCGACACCGCCGACGTAACCGCATTCACCGTGTGAACCCACGAATCCCTGTTGACCCCCACACGCACGAAAATCTTCTTCACCACGCCCCGGTCTGCCAGGTGCTTAGCGAGCGCATAGTTGCGCCGGAAATGCTTATCCACCTTGCCGCCGCGCGCGGCCTGAATAACAACCTCGTCGCCCTTGAACTTGTCGCTCAACAGAGGGAACTTCTCGTCGTAAACCAACACCTAAACAACACTCCTTAGGTAATCAATAGCTGGCTGGATCGCGTAGTTATGCGGGCCATCAACACCAGCCGTAAAGAACATGCCCGCGTCCACAATCGACTGAAACAGCGGAATGATGTGCAACACTGGCTGCTGCAACAACTCGGCAATCTGCGCCAAAATGTTGTTCTCACCCTTAAGCACTTCATGCCACATGACAATCTTACAAATAGCGCGCTTATTATCCCCGCGTTGAACGCCGGTAAGTTCGCACGCCGCGTACATGTCACCCTTATGCGCATACTCACGCCACATCGCCGGTGTCCCCTGAAGACGGTCCTCAAGGATTCCCTCAGTGTCAGCGGGAGCGACCTGCTTAGTGCCGTCCGAATGCTGCACACCGCGCTCACGCATCGGGTTGCCCCACGTGACCACAGCGATAACCTGACCGGCCTTGTACAGCGCGTTGAACTCGCCGCCCTCGGCCATGAAGTCGTACTTCATCACCAGCGACACAACAACCGCGCCCTGCGAGTAGCCAGCAAAACCGATCTTCCGGTTAGGGTTAGCCGCGAACGCCTTACGAATCTGCACCCGCAGCTCCGCAACACCCTTAAGGATCGACGGCCACATGGGGAACGGCTCAGCCGGGTAATTCCCGATAGGCTGCCAATCCCACTTGTCGAGCACATTGCGCGCCGTATCAGCGGGCAACCCCGGCCCATCCGGAACCGGCTGGCCGGTGCCATGAACCGTGAACAACAGCGGCTTAACCACAGCGGGCGGGGCCACAATGCCCAACGCCACCTGAGTCGCGTAATCCAAAATGCCGTCGACCCGCAAGAGCTGCTTACCGGTCAACGCACGCTGCACATTCGTGCGGAGCTGGAATTCCACCAGAACCGGCAGAAGCTCAGCGTCATAGAGCGTCGTCAGCTTCAGATGCTTGCCGTACGAGAACTTCGCCTTGAGCTTTTCGCGGGCGGCTAGGACCTGAGTACCGGAGTCCCCAGGCCCGTAGCCGATCCACTCACCATTGAGACCCTTCGCCACTAGCTCGCCGCTTTCAGTTCGGCGATGGCGTCGACAAGGGTCAAGTTCTCGCCCCTAGCGTTCTTACCAAGCTGCGGCCAACCCTTACCCTGCGGGCCGCGCAACTGTTCCCAAATCTCGCGGATCATTACGTCCGTGGACGGGTAGGCGAACGACGGTGCTGCCGGGGCCTGCGCCTGGCCCGTGTACTTCGCCACAGAGGCCGCTAGCACGTCCCACGGGAACCCTGGACCAACGTCCGTATGGGTGCCCCACTTGAACACGTCCGTGACCCAACGGTGATCGCTGATACCCGGCGTGCCATTCGAGTACGGCGGCGGCACCACCAGCGTCGAAAACCCGTACTTCTTAGCGTCCTGCACCGCCAGATACGCGGCCACGTCGATAGCGCGGCCAGCCTTAGCCAACCACTGCTCACGCGTCCACGACGCGAACGAACCCGCAAAGCACAGGTTGATCGACCGGCTATTCGCGTTACCCACCGACCACGCCGCGTAATCCGTATCAACACAGTCGACGACAGTCACCCCATCGTCGTTAGCGCCCTTAGAAATCGTGTAGTGGTAACTAACCTGATTCGCGGACGTGAAATACTTCGCCAACGAATCCGCATTGCCGCTCCCCTCCTGCGTATGGAGAAGGAACATGGTCGGCTTAACACCGTTGCGTGAAGAGCGGTTAGGACTCCAAATCGCGTACTCGTTAAAGTCTGGCCGTTCGGCCACGATTACCTCACCCCCCGAATACTTCTCAAATAAAACCGTCGCCTGATTAACGCGACTCTTAATCTCGGTTAGGTACGCCTGGCGACCATTGCGGTACGCGTCCTCAGCGGACTTCTCCCCCGGCCTCTGCTGAAGCCAGAAGATGTTTTTCCACGGGTCCGGAGACGCACCCGCGCTCGCGCATTTAACATCCAGCCGGTTCAGGAACTCCCGAATGTTTTCGTTCGGGTCCTCCCGCTTTGGATAACTCGTGTCCTGCTGGTAAATGCCTACCCACAGGCCGTTAGCGCTTCGCGCGCGCGGCCTGAGGTAGGACTCCTGAATCGCAGTCGAGACACACGCAATGGTCTTAGTCGGCGGATAACCGCGCCTTAGACATTCCCTAACAATCGCTTCCCCAACATCGTCAAAAGACGAATCAGCCGTAAGGCTTCCCAGTAGCGCCAAAGTGCCTAAACACCGTCCTTCGCTTCCCATGCGGTCGGCTCAACACCCGGCGTAAACAGCGACGTATGCCACGACAAGCCCGTATAACGGAACCCCTCGCCATGCGGAACAATGTTGTCGGTGTCTTCCCACTCGATAACCGGCTCCAACGACGTGCCCTTATAGCAGGCAATCGTGTTAAGCAGATGGTTGTACTTGATCGTGTAGACATCTCCGTTAGACGTGGTGTTATTCACCGACTCCTGAATGTCCCACGACAGAGCGCCGCCATCGCCCGTCAAAACGTGGAGTTTGTTATTAGAGATGCCAGTTTCAAACTGAATGCCAATCCACGACTGAAGCAAATAGTCGCCGCAGAGAATGACATTGAACTTACCCGCGCCAACGTTAACGACCTTTACAACGATGGTCATAGAATCCATGCTCAACGGCCACAGCCACCGCGCAGACGCCGACGAGAACAGCGAATAGTTCGGCCCCAAAGAAGGTGCCTGACTAATCAGCGTCCACGTGTGGATCATTAGCGACCCCTTGCCGCCGAGCGGCTTCCACATCGGCCCCACATAACCCTCAGAGAAGTCAGCCTTAAACTGCTTAGCCGCATCCTCAGGGCTAACCACCGTCTCAAGCGGGAACCGTGGCTCCGTGCGAATAACCGTCCCGTAATGCAGACACACCGGCTCCATGTCCGGATACTGCACATAGAGCTGGAAATTAGCGCCGTGCGGAATATCCTTCACATCATCGGGGGCCTGAAGGTAATGAATACCCTTAGCGGTAACGGTCCCCTCAAACTCTGCAAGCTCACCACCCGCAGAGTTTGTAATCCTCAAAAACGAAGTAGTGCCCTCGGGGTAACTACCCCTTAGCTTGAATTCCGGAATCTCAAACGCACTGTCGCGGCTCAAAGCCAGAGTGCCCAGAGACGGGCCGATGTTAAGCATTGAACCACCCCTTAAACTTGCCCATGAACAAACCCACCCGATACTCGAAAATCGCAGCTTTCATACACAGCGTGTGCTTACGGTTAGGGTGGTTCTCATTGTTAAAGCCCTCCGGAAGGCCGCAGATAATGCAGCGCGCCTCCGGAGGGCCAGCCTGATAGTTCACGCCAACTCCTAAGCCGCAATCGGCAATAGGCCAATCGTGTGCTCAGAGAGCCGAATAATGTCGCCCGCTGTACCACCCTTGGAGATAATGGCCGGTGACGAATACAAAAAGTTCCCGCCAGTCGCCGCATCCCAAAACGAAACGCCCTCGATGGTCTCCGTAGAGACAAGCGTGAATTCCGGTGCATTCGAGGCAATAATGATGCCGTCCGAAGCCGCGCTGAAAGAAACAGCAATCCGAGTCGTCGCTAGAGACGCGTTAGCCGTGCCGTTAGCGCCAGGATCGCCCGTATGCAACTTCGCATAAATCGTCGTCGGAGGCGTATACGTCGTATTCCTGAACGCGTGATCCAACAACTTGTTAGCGAGATACTTACTAATACCAAACGCCATAAAACCCCCTTGTTAAGAATTGCCCCATTGAAAGGCCCTGAACCATGCCTGGCCGCGCGCACCAGGACGGCCCGCAGTACCGCCGCCGAGAATGCCGCCAGCGCCACCGCCGCCACCGCCGCCAGGCTCTTTACCGTCAGTACGGCTAGAACCGGACGGTGACGTGCCGCCACCCGTATAGGTCACGCTCCTGTAAGTGATCGACCCCGGCGAAGCGCCAGAAGCCCCTTGGTTTGTCAGGGTGGCCCTAGCGCCGCCATTACCGCCCATAGCGACCAGCGTCGACATGCCAGTAGCGGACGCCGACGTGCTGCCACCAGCATTGCCAGCCGTGTTAGTACCGCCCGCCGTGCCGCCTGTGCCGATAGTGACCGTGATTGAGGTCGCCGTGTAAGGAATCCCGCCAGGGCCGCGCTCTACCGTCAACGTCGCCCAACTACCCGCGCCGCCACCGTTACCGGTGTAGGAAAGGCCAGAGTCACCACCAGAGCCGCCACCACCAGCGCCCACCAAAACGATGTCGATAGCGTCAGCCCAACGCGGAATCGTGTACGTCCCCGTTAGGGTTACGACCGTCGTTTCCGGCGAGTGGAGCGGGTAGCCCATCTCAACCCAACTGGTCATACCGATCTGCCGCTGCGCGACGCCCATGTTCACAACACGCGCCAGCTTCAGTGAGCGAGTAACACCCACACCAGCGTCAGCCCAAAGCGGCACGACCTTACCGAGGCTTAGCGAGCGGTTAGCCGTGAAGTTCATCTCCGAACTAATCGGCGCTATCCGCTCCAAATCGAGATTCAGGTCAGCCGTTAGCGTCTGCGCTAGATCGAACCCAATCACCCGCGAAAGCGTCAACGCACGATTAACCGTTGCGGAGAACTCCGCGTCCAACTGGAAAACGCCAGCCAAGTCAACAGGATTATCAATCGTGAAGCTCCGATGAGCCGTCAGATTCAAGGTCGCCTGCAAAGCCAGCTCACGTGTGGCCTCGACCGCCAGCACCAATTCGAGCTGCATAAACGCTTCAAGCTCAGCCTCATTAACAAACTCAATTGACAACGCGCCGTTTAGGCCGAGGACAGCCCACCAGCCTTGCCCATTCCCACCAATTCCATCCGGCTCCGAGCTGTACCAGCCCGTCGCTTTAGGCGTGATGAGAGTGGGCGGGGTTACCGCCCACGTCATCAACCCTCCTTAGTTACCAGACAAATCCATCGCCTTATACCGGTCGATGTACGCCGAACGATGAATCGTGTAAGCAGACACGTTCCGAGAGCCGCCGCCGAAGCCATGCCGACGCCACGCCTTACCAACCGGAACGATGCTGGTCGTGTCATCCCAAACCGCGCCGGGAACAGCCACGCCATTCCGGAACACCTGGTACACACTGCCGACCGCCGCGATAGTGAACTCGTCCCCCACCGAGAACGGACACGTAGCCGTGGCCCGAACCGTGCCCACTGAGGTCATGTTCGACACATTCGCAATACGAATACGAACAACGTTCGACCCTGCGGAATCCAAGTGCATAGCCACACCGGACGTGCCTTGCGAGTTCATCCGCACGTAAGCACGCGTCGTCGTGTACCCGTAAGTGTTCGTATTCCAGCCCGAACCAATCGTGATACCTACCGAATGGTCGTTGGTATGGACCGGCGTCAAACACAACGCAGAACGCCAATACGTCTCATCGCCCAACAGGAACGCGGGAGCGTCCGCAAAGATGTTCCCGCTATCAATGCCGAAGCGGCTATTCGCTGTACCGAACTGTTGGAATGACGGCGACGACCAGCTAAGCGTGTTAGACACGTCGAAGTTCATCGACAACGTAACCGGGCTAGCGTCCTCCGGAATCGAATCGACCGCCTGGCCGATACTCACCCACACCCGGTAATCCGACGCGTGGTTGAGCGACGATTCAGTGATCGTGCTAGGCAGCGACGTTTGGCCGGTTAGCAGCTCCGTAGCGGCCTGCGGATACACCAGCGCTGACGTGACAATCGGAGACCGCCGAATCGCCGCCACAGAGAAAGCGCTACCCACCGGCAGAATGCCCACCGCGAACAACGTCCCACCGTCGACCAGCAGGTCATTCGGCAGCGTTACTGCCGTCTCATACAGAGCAGACCCGGTATTGACATTGCCCTTCTGGTCACCGAAATCGTAAACCAACGTCATGTTGCCGTTAGTCGGGTCAATCGCGTACAGGCCCACATACAGCGCCGTAGACGGCGGCGTACCACCGCCCGCGATGAACCGCGCGACGTTAACAATGCGGTCCTGCTTAATGCGCACCGCCGACAGCGCCAGCGTCCCCGAAGGAATCGAATACATCGGCTTGGCGTAGCTAACGCTACCGCTCGTGATTTGGTGCGTGTGCGCCTCAACCGTGTCGGCCACAGAAGCCGTCCAGTTCGCCGGAAGGCTATTAAGGCTCGACCTCGCCGTCGCGGTCGGAAGCGTCACCTGCAACTGCGGCTGAAGTAGCGCGCGCGGGAACGACACATCCTCGAACGGGTTAGGAGACTCCCAGAACGCCACGTTCTTAGGCGCGTTAGCTTGGTTAGCCAACGTGATCGCCGACTCCTGAGCCACAAGAATCTCCTGGCCCACCGTCGCCATAATCTCTTCCACGTCCGCAGACGTGTTACCCGTCGTGCTCGTGCGCCGGAAGCCGTTAACGATCCGGTTCCACGTGTCAAGCAAGTCCTGCCCAATGTTGATACCGCCAATAGGGCTACCAACATTGATCGACGGCAAGATACCGCTAAGCGTCAAGTTCTGGACCTTGCCCGCGACGGCATTCCACCAGTCCTTAACGGCCTGCACAGCAGAGTTAATCGGCGTGACAATCGCGCCGCCGAGAATTTCCATCACCTGATTGAAAGCCGTATGCAGCATTTCCAGGCCATCGACCAGGCCGCGCGACATCAGGCCCTTTTTCTTAACCGATGCGTCGTCAAACCAAAACGTGCCAGCGGTCGCGTTAGACGTGACCCTTAGCACTAGGCGAATCGAATCCACACCCGAAGGCACCGTGTACGTGCCGGTCAGCTTGGCCCACGTCGTAGGCACCGCCGCCTGAGCGGCCAGCACAGCCGTACCGGCCACACCGTTCGTGTAAGGCCGCACGTAGAGCTGCGCGCGCGCACCGGACCCAACCGCGTCGACCTGCGTCACCCACACAGACACGTCCAGCTCTTGCCCAGCCGCCACCAGAATGGCGTTCGGCCCCGACACCAACTCGTGCTGCGTGCCGTCAGCCTCAATACGCACCGAGCCATACGGAGAGGTACGGCCAACCTCGCCGTCCCACTCCCACTCGTCGTTAGCCGACACCGACTCGTCCGTATCGAACCCGCCATTAGTTAGCAGCTCAGGTTGGACGTTAGCGATATGCGACACCGACAACAGCGGTAGCTGAGTGATATTGATACCGCCGAACAGGTTGCCCGCGTTAAGTGGAGACAGCGAAGTGAGGAATGAGTTGATCCGCTGAATGGCATCGTGAATGCCCGCGCCCACCTTGTTAGCGAGCGCGTCGATAATCTGGCCGGTGGCCGATAGGGCGTCCGCAAGGTCGCCCCACCGGTCCCCCATCCAGGTCCCCAGATCAGCCAGGTTGCCCGGAATACCAATAATCGCGTTGACGATGGCCCGCATAACATCACCAATGGTGTTAAAGCCCGCCATGATGAAGTTAAAGAACGTCTCCGACGCTTCACCCCAGCCAGGATCAATCTGAACCAGATCGGCGTAATAAGCGCGGATATTCTCTTCAGTGCGATCCGTCAGAGACGCAAGGTCGTTCTGAGCGACAAACGGGGCAAGCCAAGCGCCTTCATCCAGACCGCCATCCCCGTTAGGCATCGTCATTTAGGTCAACCTCCCCTCCATCTGCTTGCGCGCGGCCATCAGCTTCTCGATGTTCGACAGAAGCTTTTCGCCGTACTCCTTAACCGCTTCGTCGTGCGTTTCCGGCGTCACCGCCGCGACATCGGCAGCCACATCCGCGAACTGGTCAGCCACCATTTCCGCAACAAACGGGGCCAGCTCTTCCGGCTTAACGTCCGTCGTGCCCGCAGCGCAGAAATTCCCCGTAGGACCGGACGCTGGCTTAACCCAAAGCTCCTGCTTATCCGGATGAAAACGCGCGCCCATCTTGTAGAGCATTTCGCTTAGCGCCTCGTAGCACATCGGCGGAATGAGCGGCTGATTAGGGAATTTCCCATCACCCCGAGGATCAGGGACGCCAGCCGCGAACATCCACGCGAACATCTCCTTTGGATCGTCGAGATTGCACTCCGACTGCGTTTTAGCCAATTCTCCTAAACCCCCCTAAAGTTCCTAACTCTGGATAATGTGGACACCCACGTTGTTCAGAGCGTCACTCATCTTCTTTGCGATACGGGCCATACGTTCGCCGATGCTCATAGCGCGATCCGACTTACCGGCCTTTAGAACCCACGACAACGGCGCAGTGCCACCCGCAGAGTGGTCCCACCCGCACGTCATCTCTTCGAGCTGATTGACCCAAATGATGTCCTCAAGGCCCTTAGCGTTGACCGTCGAACCCAAACGCTGCCCGATGTCGATATGCACGCCAGGGATAACCCACGAGTCATACAGCGCCATCAAATGCACCGTCTCAGCGCGGCCCACCAGGAACCCGCCACGAAGCGCAGACAGCGCCGCTAGGGACCAACTGTTCTGCTCAGCGCCTTGCTGGTACAGCTCCCAGTAGTGGACCCAGCCCAACTGTTGCGCGCGGCCATTGTTTTTCCACTGAAGCCAAGCCGCGATTGTGCCCACCAGGAACGGCATAATGATGTCGGCGGCAATCGTGCCCGCCGAGCTAAACCCACCTAGCAAGAAATAACCGAGCAGGTTTCCAGTGGTCTCAATCACAAGCTTGGCGATGGCATCCGCTGCCGGATTATCACCACCAACAATGACGCTGACGTTCTTAGCTGGCCCCCAGCTAAGGTCGCTCGACTCGATTGGCGTCCACTCGTTATCGCGGATTACCAACCACGGCATCTTCGCCATCGTCGCCAACCAACCGGACTGGTAATACTCGTCAGGCTGCAACGTCTGGTCGTCGCCAACAACGCTAAGCGTGTCCTCCACGAACCCGCCGCCGTACAACAGCACGCTCCGGACAAACCCGTCGACAATGCTGCCCTCAAAGAACGTGCCCTCAAGCGCCGTCGCATTCGAGTTGTCCACAACTTCAAACACAAGCGCGCCGTTCTTAATGTTGTTCGCGCCGGGGAACCCTGAAGCCGTCTCCCCGTCGTCCGTAAGAACGCGCCGGTAAGTAATCGTGAGCTGCGCATCATCCAGCGAATCCGCAATGATCGAGTCAATGGGATTCATACGCGAGCTAATGAACGTCCAAACCGAACTATCATCCAAAAGGAATGAGTTCGACTTAACGAAACACTGCCAATCCGACCAATCCCACAGATCGTCCCACGACTCCAAATCAAACGGATCGTCGGGCAATTGCCAAAGGCTGCCCTGAACGCGGAATAGGTTCAAGAAAATAACGGTGCTAATAGCCCACTTAGCTGGTCCAGCAATTCCGAAAACACGCGGGAACTGGAACACCGGGATCGGTAGCAAAGGATTCGGGGGACATAGCAAGTATTGCAAAAAGGTCAGGTCGTCATTAAACGAGACCTCAAGGTACTTAACATTGTCAGCCGTCTTAACAGTCCACTTATCCAGAAGGCCAGACCACCGCTTACGGCCACCGTAAAAGTCGACCGTAATAACCACATTCTTCTTAAGCGTCGGGTCATTCGGCAACTTCTTAAGCCACACCGCAAGGTAATGATCGTCCCGCAATTCCAGCACGCCCTGAGACGGAGTGTTGTTCTTAAACGGGAACGAACCCTTAATGGTGTCGTCGTAATCGACGCGGCCCACATAGACCAAACCCTCGGACCCGTCCGGATTGTTCATCCACAAGCGGATCAGCGGCTTAGCGCGCCTAATCGCAACATGCTCTTGGCGCACACTGTCGGCCTTAGCCTCAAGAGACGCGAACGCCTTCCATTCGTCGCCGTCAGCCGCGTCGAGGATGTCCTGCCAATACTGCGTGTCAGCCATCAGCGCAGCACCCCCGGTCGAGACCACGGACGCGAGAACCAACGCGGCACCGTCAACTTGCACGCCCCGCCCTGAGGCGCATCCGACAGCCGCACCGGAATATCCCCGCCCTTACCCGGCATCAGCGGATAAAGCAGGTCATTGCCTTTCCAGCGGTGCTGAGTCGGCATACCGTTGACCGCGATAATCGTCTGAACACGCGGGTCCGAGTCGACGGAGACATGCTCCCCGTTAACAAGCTTCGGCAGCTTGACCGTGCGGCCCGAATCCTCAAGGCCGCGCGAATACATGTCATTGCCCCACGAGAAATCAGGCAACGTCCACAAACCCGGCGCGGTAAGCGTCCACTTAAGCCACACCGGCACATCCCCGTCGTTCCGAACCGGGAACGTCGTCAAATCCTTAGCGTGGAGCGTCGTCCACACATACTCCTTAGGCTCTTCCCGCCAATACGGGAACGTCGCCGTCACCGTCATCACAATCGGGTTATCCGCAGTGATAAACGGGTCCTTTTGGTTATACGGCTTAGGTTCCTCGAAAAGCCGAACCTTCAAATACCGGGTGCCATCACTGGTCGTAACCCGAATCTCCGACTCTTCGTCATAATCCCAAGCCCACCGCCAAGCGGAATCCACCGTCGCCCACGTCTCGTGGTCGCCGTCCCACGCTTGAACAGTGAAAACAATCTCCCGGCGCTGGACACGCTTACCCGCGTATTCCTCGCCAAACGGGCCGGGAACATAAAGCGTCTTAACAGGCGCGTCGTAAAACTGCTGCAAGCCAGGTGACAGGGTGACCCCCTGCGCGCCCATACCCGGCCCCGACAAATTCCAATGCGAGCCGTCCCGGCCAACCAACTCGATCTTGAGAAAATCGGACATATTCAGTTGTCTTTCCAACGAGACAACCCCGTCCGGTAAGCGGCTTAACACCACCCACCGAACGGGGTTGCTCGTTATCCGTATTCAGTTATCGCATTGGCAGGATGGGTGCCTGCTGCTGCGCCTCACGCCGCTGCTGACCGCGATAGAACTCGTCGTAGCTCGCCGTGTGAATATCGCCGTAGTTGTTCACCACGGCAGGCCCGCCACCGCCCGACTGAGGCGGTCCCTGCGGCAACACAGGAGCGCCGTAAGCGTTCTGCGTCGTACCACCGCTAAGCGTGCCCACCAGCAAGCTCGACAGAATGTTGACCGCGCCGTTAGCGACCTGGCCCGCAATCTGCGCACCACCCTGAACCGCCGAAGCCGCCAAAGCGGCCCCCTGCCCCGCGCCAGGAGCACCAGCCGCGCCAGCCGCGCCACCAGCCGCGCTCGCCGCCGAAGCGATGAGCGAACCAATGGTCGACGCCGCGCCCGAAATGCCCTTAGACAGAGCCGGGTTGTTGTGGTCCAGATTCGTCGGAGCCGCCCCCAGGATCGAACGCGGGTCCTGTTCAGCCGTAGCCCCAGACGGAGCCTTAGCGCCAGGAATAGGCCCACCAGCACCAACACCCGTGCCACCCAAAGCGCCACCGATACCGTTGATCGCCTCCCCAGCGGCCCGCATAGCGGTATCCGTAGGCTGAGACTGCACAGACACATCACCCGAGTTCACCGCGTCAAGGAACCCGGTCCCGACCTGATTCACAGCATTAGCGTTAACGACGTACTCGCCATTGCTGAGCTGCGCCAGAATCGAATCCGACGTGCTTGTACCCGGCCCAACAACCGGACCACCCAGAGCGAACTTCTGAGCCTCCTTAAGCCACACATGAACGTGGTCATAATGGCCCTGAGTCGGGTCATTGCCACCCCGCGTGTACGGCTTAGCACCGCCGCTGCCATACCCGTACGACATACCACGCCAAATAGCGCCGTAGAAGTCCGGATGAGACATGACATCGCCCAAAATCTGATTACCCAACATAATGCCCTCAGGGCTATTCCAGTTAGGAATCATGATGTCGAGCGCACGGCCAGACGGATGCTCAGGCAACGAGTCCTGACGGAAACCGCCAATCGTCTGCAACATCGGGTACTTAGCGAACAGAATATTCCGAAGCTTAGCCGCGTTAGGCTTCAGCCCATCACCGCCAGGAACATCCCGAACCTCACCGGTCAGCGTGCCAACAAACCCATACTGCGAAGCAACATTCAACGCCTCATAATCAGCGAGAATCTTCGCAACATCAGGATCAGCGTCCCTAGGCTTACCCTTACCGTCCTCTTTGTCCTTATCGCCCAGGTAGTGACCAGCAATCGACTGGCCCCAACCCAACACCGAAGACAGATCGATACCGGTAATGCCCGCCAGGAACTTCACACCAATGCTGAGCAACTGCGAACCAACATCCTGAGCAAGGTTGCCCAGGAACTTGGTAACGTTGTCCTCCTGCAAGTGCTTAGGTCCATCCGGATTATCCGAAATGCCAAGCGCCCCAAACAGACCCGTATTTGCAGCCGTCTCCGTAGCAGGCCCCGGCGCAACACCCGAACCCACGTGCGGCACACCGTTACCCGGCCCCGGCGAAGCGCCCAAACCGTGAACATCACCCACAGAGACCGGCGCACTCGACGACGACGGGCCAGCCACCGGCACACCCGACACAGACGCCTTAGCAGGCTTAGGAACCGGCTTCGGTGCAGGCTTCGGTGCAGGCTTCGGCCCCGGCGTCAACCCGGCAAGCGGACTCAACGGACCCGAAGGCGTACGCGGATAGAACCCCTCCGCACCAGGCAGAAGGATCGAACCACCACCCGAGCTGGCCGGGGCAGGCCCCAGACCAGCAAGCGGACTCATCCCCGGCGTCGGCGTACGAGGCGTGAACCCCTCACCACCAGGCAACAACAGGTCATCCGACCCAGGCTGCGTACCACCGTTGAAACGAGGCAGCGCGGCAGGATCAATCTTCCCCTCGTTAAGGGCATAGAAGAAATCCCGACCGTACTTAGCCACCGAATCAGCGCGAGTCACAAACTCACCCGTCGACAACATCGCCAGAATCGAGTCAGAACGCCCCGTGCCAGGACCGTCCATCAAGCCGCCGCCAGCGCGCCGATACAGGTACTTTTCCGCGACCTCCTTGGGCAACTTGATCTTTGTACGCCGATCAGCCAGCCGCTCAATGTTGTGCTCGCCGCCGACAGCTTCGATCAGTTCCGGAGGAACCTGCGAAGCATCAACCTCGACCGTCGCGCCACCATCGCCGTTGGAATTCCAGAACGCCCTCGGTGAACCCAAACGCGCCAGCGGCGAATCCGGCCTAACCTCAGCCTTGCCCAACACCGCTTCGTTGTTACGGCGAGTATCCTCACCCACCCGCAAAGCGGTAGACGACTCGTCATGCAGCACCCTAAGAGCGTTAGCGGCCTCCAAACCACGAGGGCTAAGAGCAGGCAAATCGCCCAGATCAAACGGCAACTTCGTGTCGTAACCCTGCAACACGTCCGAAAGCGTCGGAGGCTTACGGATCAGCGTGCCCGAGTTCTTCATCGAAACCCAGCCAGGACCGCCGAAACCGAACGCCTCTTCGTACTTCTTAACCGCAGACTGGTCGGTGCCGCCTAGAGCCTCGACAAGATCGTCAATCGAAATCTTCGCCTTGTCCAGAGCCTCACGGAAACCCTCGGTGTTCTCCGAGTACATGTTCCCCGGCTTAAGCAATTCCTCACGGAGGATTTTCTTAAGATCGCCCTCGACCTCATTACGCGCCGCCTGCTGCGTCGGATTCAACGCCTGCTGGTACTTCGCCCGGTTAATGCCCAAATTGTCGGCAATCTCCGGAATGTTGAACGACGGATCACCAGTCAGGTTGAAGTTCTGCCAATTACTCAACCGCTGCAACTGGCGAATCGCGCCACCCGTGGTAAGCGAACCCGTCAGGTCATCAATCTCCGAACGGAGCTGATTGACCATGTTCGCGTGGTACTCCGTCTCCTGCGCGGCCTCGTTCTGCGCCGTCGCATACTCATTGAGTAGCAGGCCAGCCACCACCGCGACACCCGTCGCAATCGGACCACCAACACCGATGAAGCTCGCAAACCGCGACAGCTTGCCGTTCGCGCCACTGTTACCGTCGCCCAAGCCCCGGCTCACCCAATCCAGCGCCGTACGCATACCACTCAGAGCAGTGTTAATGCCCGTGATAACCGGCTGAATCGTGCGCCACGTCAAATACGTGTAGAGCAACGCCGCCACCAGAGCCGGATGCTCCTTAAGCAACGTGGCAGCCGTATTAAGGAACGGCAACAACATGTCAGCCCACGCCTGACCAGCGGCCATGACATTCCTGATAATGCCCGGAATCTGTTCCAGCGTCGGCTTCCACTTCTGGAACTCCGCGCGAGCAGAATAGAAATACTGCCGCAGCTTCTCCTGACCCTCAGCGCCCTTAAGGAAATCGGCCAAACGCTTAGTACCGTCAGCCAAAACCTCAAGCAGGCCCCTACCGCCAGTACCGGTGAACGCCTCGTGAACCGAATTCAGGATCGAACCAATGTTGATCAGCGAGTTACCCAAATCGGTAAGCGCGTTAAGACCAGCGTCGATCCACTTATCAAGACGACCGTCATTGTCAGCCGCCGTGACGAAGTTGTTGAACCGGTTCATCACCGACGCAAACGCATCCGACAAACGCGGCAACGAATCCGAACCCGCAGCCGTCAACCGCAGCACACCACTGATAAGCGGATCGAGCGCACGCGAGAAAAGCGTCTGCGCCTGCTCTGTGTTGCCGAACAGCCGCTCTAGGAGACTCAGGTTGTTATCGCTACCGAGTGACGTGAACGCTTGCCGCAAGTTGCCGTTAATGGCCCCTGCAATGCCCGTCAGGCCCTCTTGAAGTGTCGGCAGACCCTTACCCGCCAACGCCTGAATATCGTCGCCCAGATTGGCAAATAGCCGATCCTGAACCGCCATGCGCAGCTCGCCCCACGCGCCACCAAGCGCGCGGACCTTATTGACGAAATCCTGAGCATTCGGCGACAGGTTGCCCATCGCATCGGCCAGGTCCCGAATCGCGTCCGTGCCCCGCGCCGCATCCTCAAGCGCCTGCGTCAACCGCTCCGTAGCCGCGACCACCGCGTCATTGCCCTGAACGCCCTTAGCGTTGGCCTCCTGCACGTCCTGCTGTAGTCGCAGATTGCGCCGCCGCGTCTCCGCGAGCTGACTCTCAGCCTTCGCCACCGAAAGCTGGTCCCGCTGCTGCTCGAACGCCGTCTTACCGGCCTTGTCGGCAGCCTCAGCGATAGCCTCTTGCAGGTTAAGCATGGCTTCGGCCTCATCAAGAGGCGCATCACGAAGCTGCGCATTCAGGTCCTCAAGCTGACGCTTAGCGTCCCGAATCGCGTTGCTAAGGTCCCTCGTCGAGTCCCGCACCGCGCGGTTAGCCATCGTCTGCTGACGAGCCGAATCGGCCACGTTCTTAGACGCCTTCGACTGCGCCTGAAACGCATCTGTCAAGCCCCGCGTGCCCACCACCGCCGTCGTCACCGACGACGCCAAACCACCGACAATGCCCGGCAGCACAAGCATCGACTGGCCCAACTGGACCACCGACGTGTTCAGCGAAGCGATAGCCAAGCCGAGCTGCGTCAACTGGGACATGCCCGCGACCGTCAGGTTCACCACCAGGCCGCGACGAGCCTGATCCTTCAAGTCGTTCAGGTTGCGCTTGACCGCGTTAAGGCCCACCGTCGCCTGGCGGGCATTCACCTTCAGGTTGATCGGGTCGCGCTCAGCCGCCTCCTTAGCGGCCTTAATCTGCGCCAGCATCGCCGTCGTATCAGCATTAACCTGAACGTCGACCTGCGCGCGGACCTTCTTTAGTTCTGCTTTTAGCTTCGACTGGAAGCTATTGGCACCCTTCCCAAGCGTCGGCACCATAAGCACCGACGCTTGGGCGGCAACGTATTCAGCCACAGTGCCCCCTCTATTCAGTTATTATTCAGTTATAGGGTGACCCATTTCGACTCACGGCCACGAGCCAAAGCGGCCTCAATACCCGAGAGCTGCTTCGACTCTTTACGCTGCTTCCGCTTCTTTTCCGAAGGAATCTCCGGACGCGGATACGGCTTAAAGTCGTCAGCCTTACTAACCCGTCCAGCCTGAACCTGATCAGCAATGAAATACATCGCCTCAATCTCAGGCGTCCACTTGAACAACGGCGGCTTAGTGTTCGCTTTCCAGTCCGAATCCTTAGCGTTAGCTTGCAGCTCGATAACCTCTGGGTCATGCAGGTACATCGACTGCGTATAGGAACCACGGATTTGCAAAAGAGTCTCATAGAACATGATGAACTGATCCCACGTACGCCGAGACGCATACCTGGCGTTCAAGTCATGCCCATACCGCTCCTTGCACTGCCCACAACGGCAAGGTGCCGCGAAAAAGTCGTAGGCATTGACGTGCAAAATCTCTTGGAAATCCCAATTGATCGCACGCCAATACCGTTCAACAATATCCGCAGCGTAGATTACTTTCCCGAGTCCTTATCCCCGAAAAAGTGCTCGTTGTACTTCTCCATGAACTTCTGCCAAACCTGCACCGGCTGCGGATCGAAAAGCTCCATCGCACGCTCGTACTGGTCGCCGAAGATAATGCGCTGCGCATCCTCTTCGGTAACGGCCTTGAACAGCTCGTTAGCCTGCTTCTTAGTAGGGTTGGTAACAGTCAGGCCAGGCGCAACCTCAAGCGGTTCCGGCACCCGCACCGACTCAATCAGATCAGCGAACAGCGAACCAACCAACTCGCCCAGTTCCTTGCTCTTTTCAGCCATAAGTCTATTTCCCCTTCTTTAGTAATTTGAACAGCAAGAGATGAGGGGGACGAACCTAAGCTCGCCCCCCTCATTCCCCTTAAAACACTTACGCCGAGACGGTCACCGCAACGGTGGCCTCAAGCGCACCCTTCTTGGCCGTGATCGTCACCGAACCCGCAGCGACACCCGTCACCAGACCGGAATCCGAAACGGTCGCCTTCGTCGGATCGCTCGACGTGAACGTGACATCCGGCGTGTAGTTAATGCCGTTATTGCCCTCGATCAACAGCTGAGCCGTATGGTTCTCACCTTCCGCGACAGTCACAGAGACCGTGCTAGGCGTAGCCGACAGAGCCGTCAGCGACGAAGCGAAGCCAGCCGTCGCAACAATGTCGCGCCAACCCGGCCCAGCGAAGCCCTGAGCGACCGAGTAACCCGTAACGTCGTCACGGAACGCCTTAAGCGTCGGCTTGTACTCAATGACGCCATCGTCGTTGAGCGTCTGATTGTCCAGACGATCCAGCTTCACCTTCGGTAGCAGCCAGTACATCCAGATCGGACGGTCGCCACGGTCGTCCATGCCGACCAAAATCGCCCGGTAGTAGATGTTCTTAGGCACCTTAGGCGCTTCCAGAACAATGCCACCGAACTCCGTAGGCTGAACGTCCGAGAAGTCCTCCGTCCACACCAGCTCAAGCACGTTGCGCTGGTTCTGGTACAGCGAGAACTCAAAGGTCGTCGTCCGCTTAGAAGTAATCGTCCGGATCGGCTCAGGCTCGCCGTACGCCTCAATATCCGTCGAGTCGAACTCGTTACCTAGCGTTAGACCCGCAGCCTTCTGGAAATGACCCACCGACTTATAGCCGTCAGGGATAGCCAGCTCACCGTCCGTGGGCGACTCAAGGGTGAGCGCCGGAACAGTGTCATACGGGGCCAACAGCACGGTCAGATTCAGCGGCGCAATCGCAAGATCGGCCTGCGCATCCTTAATCGTGTAGAAATCAGCCATATTCAGTTGTCCTTATTTAGTTATGAACTAAGAACGAAACAGCTCATAAATGAACTGCTTAAAGCTCTTAGCGGTTTTCATCGACACCGAAACCTGGAAAGTCGCGGTGATAACCCGGTTGTCGATACGCTGATTAGGGGTCATCAAAACCGGCCCCGCTACCTCCCGCGCGCTATGAATCTGCGCCGTGTAGCCATCAGCCATCTTGAACTTGTCACCCTGAATCGGCAGCAATATCGACCGCACGAAATTCATGAGGTCCCACGAGTCATCACGCGACCCAGTAACCACCATGACCTGCAACTGGCACTCATCCTTACGCCGGTCCCAGTCGACCTGCCCACCCGGCATACGGAAAAACCACAGCGTAGGAGTGGGGTCAGCATCGTCCAGCCAGTCGTCAGGCAGCCAGCACCCCGACTCATAATTCGGCAATAGCTTCGAGAAAATGTCGATAAACAGGTTCTCGATATTGACAAAGGTCTCTTCGTACCATTCAGGCAGCACCAGAGCCATAAACCCCCCTACAGCCCATTCTTAGCCTTAACGACCGCCACAGCCTTAGCCAAGTCATCGTGCGCCGGAAAATCCCACCCCGAGGGCGGGTTACCACCGTCGCCATGCTCATGGAGAACGCCGTAAAAGAACAGATCGTTAGGGTTAGGGTTGCGCGGACTGTGCCACTTAGCGATAGCCTTTTCACCGCCGATAGTGACATGCGCGACCCACCGGTCATTCCTCTTGCCGCCGATCTTTGGCTGCGACGCCGCCGACCGCATAAGTTGGCCCGTACGCTTAGCAACACCAGCGCGATACGCTAAGACAACCTCGTCGCCCAGAATTTGCATAAGCAATTCCATGTTGGGGCTTAGCAGAATCGCCGCCAGCGCCCGGTTAGGCGTCGGCACCTGAATATCGGTGAGTTGGTGACCAATCGTTGTACCCGCAGCAGGCATTACCCCGTCACCGCCTCCACTTGATAGACCTTGTAGCCAAAATCGAACCCGTCGAAAGCGTGGCCCTGGTCCCATTTCGAGTGACCAACCACGGCATACAGCTCCCCGTTAGCCCGCTTAATACGGTCACGCGCCCGAATGTCAACACTCCGCTTCACGTACAGCTCCGTCGTAAGGCTGGCGGTTTCGCCCCGAGACTGCCTGTCCCTGCCGAACCCCGAACCCCACGAGAAAATGCCTTTAACCGTGCGTTCGTCACTATTCGTGCGGTTTCCGTACTTGTCGGTCTCACCGCGAATAACCGTTATGGTCTCTTCGTTCACCAGGGCACCACCACCCCGTAACCCTCATCCTCAGCGCAGAAGGGAAACAGAGAGCCGCCCTCATAGTTGATGTACGCCGTTTTACCGGCCCAAGGCCGTCCCTCTTCACCGCGAGACGTGCTCACCGTCCGGAGACCCCCAGAGCGCCGAAAGCGCTTCAGAATCGCCATCTCAGCCGGGTAAAAGAACCCGTCCGGTGGCTGGGAATACTGGACGTTAAACGGACCCATCTGCCGCGAGATAACGCGGTCTGGGTTTTTAAGCTCACGGCGGGACGCCTGCAACACAACAGCCCGCACGTCATCGGGAACATCGGTGGGGGCGTCGGGCCAAGACCGGCCCGACACCACCCGTGCCCACGAGGACACGATGTCTAGCACAAGCTGCGCCTGCGCTAGCTCATCACCGACGAACGTTTCCGACATGAGGGTCTGCAACTCTTGAATCGTCGCTAGACCCGCCATCAGCTACCCCTTAGGCAGGGACGGTGACCTTAGCCGTCGCCGTCTTAGCAGCACCACCCTGCGGAGGCACGTAAGACGCCGTGATCGTCGCCTCACCGTCAGCAACGCCGGTCACCTTGCCCGTAGCCGAAACCGTGGCCTTACCCGTCGCGCTCGAAGAGAACGTGCAACGCGCCGTAACGTCGGTGCCGTTCGAATCGCGGACCTTAAGCTGCCTGGTGCCCGTCGTGGTCAGCAGAGCGAAATCGCCGCCCACAATCGAGATGCTGTCAGCCGTAAGCTGAAGCTCCTGAGCGCGGACAAAGCTGCCGTCGACCTCGGTCACGACCTTGCGGCCCGTGAACACGTCCAACAGGGTGCGGTCACCCAAGTTGCTGTAGTCGTAATCGGCCAGCCAACGCAGAGCCACACCGTTCGCAGAGAACGAAGCGCCAGCCTTAGCACCCTCCGGAACAACCGGCGTACGGTAAGCCAGGATGAAGGCCGTCTTGTGCCACACATAAGCCTTATCCGGCGCGATAGCCAGCGACTTAATGACGTTCATGCCAGCCAGGCGACCGACATGCGCCTCACGCAGAGCCGAGTTGGCCTGATCGCCGCTCCAATCGGCATGACGGAACTGCTTATCCTTAGCCAGAGCCGCAGCAACAGCCGAACCCACAACCAGAACGCGCTGGTCGTTCGGCACGAACGCCTCACCAAGACGCTGATCAGCCGTGATGAACGCGGGAACCGTGTCCTCAGGGTCAATCAGGATCGTCTCTTCGTACGGAGCGTTCTCGATAAGCTGAGCGATGTAATCCTCAAGCTTGTACGCAACCGCGCTGACCTGCGGCACAAGCACCTGAGCGGTGTAGTCCCGAATGTCCAACGTCCGCTGCTCGTCCGTGAACTTCAGGGCCGCGTAGATGTGCTTATCCAGCGTCACGCCGAACGAGTGCTCGACCAGCTCAGACGTGGTGACCGACCGGTCGCTATCACGCAGATCGCGCGAGTTAGCCGTGGTGATGGCGGGCACGCGCACGGTAATCGTGTCGTTCTTAGACCCACCAAAGTTGGTTAGCGGGTTGGTCCACACCAGGCTCGGTAGAACGATTTCGCGCTGAAGCTGCTTCACACCGATTTCAGCGACCAGTTCGGGCTTCACAAAAATGTGCGCCATATATACTCCCTATTTATTTGTTATTCAGTTATGACTTGCTTACTTAGACGCCGCCGCGAGGAACGTCCTTAAGGATCTCGTCGGCGGTCAGCTCCAAGCCCTCATCGGCCTCGTCACCAGTAGCGGTGAACGTCATACGGGCCTTAGGTGCCTGAGTCGGCGGCTTCTTTTCCTTATCCTTATCGCCACCATCAGCCTCAGCCTTCTTTTCGGGCTTCGGGAGACCGTCTAGAAGGTCCTCAATGTCTGCGCGAATATCCTCTTCAGAATCGCCCTGAACACGCTTGATCAGCTTTTTAGGCAGACCCATCTCGTCAGCTAGGTCCCGAACCATCTCCATGCGCTCAGCCTTAGACAGCTTCTCCGTCAGAGACGCAAGCTCACGCTCAGCCTTTTCGGCACGACGCGTCAGCTTCTCAATATCGGTACCCTTCTCAGCCTGTAGCTTCTCGAACTCCGCAGCCTTAGCCTTAAGGTCGTCGTAGTCCTTGTACTTATTCCGCTCGCGGGCAATCCGACGCGAAAGCGCCTTCTCGAAATCCTCCTGCGAGGTAATAGGCTTGAAGCCGGTATCACCGCCGCCACTGTCGCCACCAGAATCAGCGGCAGAATCAGGGGTGGTAACGTCCTCGGTATCGTTATTAAGATCAGACATTAATTTTCCTTCACTTAAGCCAGTCAATTGAAAACGCGTGACTGTCCCGCGTCCTAAGCTGAAGCGCTTAGTTTCCTAATCGAATCGTCAATAAATTTGACGTTTGGCGAATCCGCCGCGAAGCCACGAGCGATAAGCCGCTCGCGGTTCTCTTGAACGTCGGAAAGAATCTTCCGGCGCTCGCTCAAATCCAGCACATCTGCGCTGTAGGGTGGAGGCGGCACGTAGTTACGACGAAAGTTAAGCTCAGCCGACCGGTATTTACCGTCCGGACCAACCCCGCCACTGCCGTGCTTTATCCACTGTTCAAGGAAATATTTGGCGCGCTCATCATATTTATCCGATTCACTAAAAACCGGTCGCATCGTGCATTGACAGTTGTCATGCACCTTCGCCGGTCCATCACCGATGAACGCGCGCCGCTTGCCCTTGTCTCTATTGCTAGACCACTTAACCTCACGGATTTTCGAGTTCGACCCCGCGAAAGCAGTCTCCGTGTAATAAACCGCCCCCTGTGACGCCAAAATCGCACAGAATGAGCACGGATTGTTGTCGGTCTTGCGTGCGTACCCGATAGGCTTCCCCTGCTTAAGCCGCTTAGGGGCCTCTTTACGTACGAACTCCAAAACCGTCGCGCGACCGCCGTCAGTCGCCTTAGTGGACCCCACCGCTTGTGAAGCCACTTCACCGGCCTTCATAGCCTCGTCCTCAGGAACAGCGCGAGCTACCTGGCGCTTAACCTCGACGGGACCACGAACCCGCATCGCAGTCTGAATCTCCTGCGCGGGAAACTTAACCACCACCGGATCAGGTGGCGTTGCATCTGGCTCGTTCGCAAACAATGCTTGCTGCACGTACTCATTCGCCGCGTCGACTGACTCATTCCAGCCCTGTTGAATTTGTAGCGTGGTTGCGTGCAGCCAAGCTGGAGTCGAACCGTCCAGATCAGCAAAATTCATAATCGGCCACAACAGGGTTAGCCCTGCCGCAGTTGAGGCCGCGATCTGCTCCTGGCGCTCGACATGCTGAGTCGCATACCAAGCGGCCAGGGCAGGAACCGCGATTAGTGGGAGAGTGGCCTTGTCCTCCCTCTCGTCAGCCTCAGCCACTCATCCCCCCTCTATTCAGTTATTAGGCCGCCCTGCTAGCCGGGTCGTTGCCGTTCACCCCGCCCTGCTTCTTAGGCGTCCGCTTAGACGTAGAGCTGGTCTTCCGAGCCGCGCTCGACGACGCGCCACCAGAAGGGCCAGCCGCAGAAGCGGCAGCGGCCTGAGCCTTAGCTTGAGCCGCCGCCTGCTTCTCCTGAGCCTTAGCGTTCTGCGCGGCCAGCTCCTTCTGAGCCTTCGCCTGCGCTTCCTGCAATTCCTTCTGAACGTCGCCCTGAGCCGCGATAACCCGCTCCTGGGTATCGACCTCAATGTCAGCCGCGAACTGACCGCCAGGACCGTTAGCCGTCCACCAGAGAAGCATCTGCGTCATCTCGTCGTCGTCGTTGAAGTGCTCGCGCATCGTCTCAACGTCCGTCTTCGTAATACCCGGAATCAGACCCCACAGGAATTCCTTAGGCATACCGAGCATCGTCGCGGCCTTGCCGTAAGCATCCACAGCCTGAGCCAGCGACCGCACCGACGTGTCCTGCCACGACACCGAAGCCGTGAAGTCACGCGCGGCCTCAGCATCACCCTCGATATGCGCCGCCAACCGGAGCATCTGATTGTGAGCAGACCCAAACGTCACCTGACGCTCATAAAGCTTCTGAATCGTGCCCTTAGTGGCCGCTGTAAGCGCGTCTGCCGAAAGATTCGCCAGTTGCCCATTAAGAATCCACACCGGCACCTGAGCGTTGTTAGCGAGGATTTCCACGTCCTGCGTATGCGCCGCGATGAAGCCATCCAGACTCGTTTCCGGCAGCGTGTAGAACTTCGCCTCCGGATTGCCGTGCATCAGCAAGTCGTCCTGCGCCAAGATCAGCCGCGCTTGCTGCTGCTCTTCCGGCGTAGCGTCCTCACCAAGGTCATCAATGCCAGTAGCGACCTTGACCTTCCACGAGTTGTAATGCTGAGCCAACAACCGGTCATAGTCGGTCTTGTCGATCTTGCTAGCGACCGGCACCAGGTACTCGACCTCGCCCATCGTCCAGCCGTCAAGGTCCATCATGTTGACGTAGCGAACGAACGGGCACACACCAACGCCGTGGTGGACCTTCTTAATGTTCGCCTCATTCGGGAACTTGCCCGGTTCGGGCATCTTCAGTTCCCACCAGAACTCATCGTCATACAGACGCACCGACTTGCCGTTAGAAGCAAGCTCTAGCGCATACTTCGGATACTCGTCGTTGATCTGGTCCTCATACAGGCACAACACCCGGCGCGGAGAAACACCCCGAATCTCAGCCTGATTCTTACCGTCCCACGCCTCACCAGGCAGAACACGCGCATACGAATAGCCGTACGTCAACGCCGCCCGGTGAATCGCAATCTGACGGGCCTGCATGTTGTTCGCATTCCACGTCTGCCACGGACCCTTAGCGTTCTCCTTAGCGCCCTCAGCCCGATAACCGTCAACAAACAACGCCTGCGTGAAATGAGTGACCACCAGACCCAGCCAAGGCGTCTTAGCGAGCTTCAGAAGCGCACGCTTCTCACGGTTAGCATTCTGGATCAAATAATCCGGCTGCTCCCCACGCACCCACTTAGCGATCTTGTCTAGCCGATCACGACGCCGAACAAACTCAGGCCACAACGTGTTCTCAACGAACTTCCGAACTTCACCATCCGAGATTTCCTCGGGTAGCTCAATAGCCATTAGCCGACCCCACCAATCTGTACCGTTTCTTCTTAGTAAGGGACTCTTCGGCTGATTCCAGAGTCAAAATGCGGTTAGCGTAAGAAACCGCCACAATCCCCGTGATGTCGACGTTCGTGCCCTTACGAAGCCAGCCCCAACCGCCGTGCTCAATCTTTCCGATTGGGTACTTAGTGGCACCGGCCAGCCCAGCCACCAAAGCGTCGTCATCCAAATGCGTCAGCTTCTCGCCAACCACGTCGTCATAAAACTGCGCCGTAGCCGCCGCAATCTCAGACGGCGTAAGCATGTGGACCTTGTAACCAATCTGCTGAAGCTCCGCATAAAACGCGCCAGCCTGCGCCCCAGCCTGCAAAGCAACCGCCCTCGGCGGCGTCGCAGACGAGATAAGCCGCTGCATCATCGGCACAATCCAGTTAGTGCCCTTATCCGCAGCGATAACCTCCACATGAGACCGGCCATCCGCACGCTTACCCGCCAACGCAATCGACGCCCACGCGCGATCCGGAGCCACATCCACCGCCGCCACCGTCCACAGAACCTCCACAGACGGCTGCTCACCATTAGGCAAGTCCTCAAGCTTGCAAGCTTCCCAAGCCTCAAACGGGATCACCGAGTTGATACGCGGGTCATCCCACATACCCATGTGCTCACGAGCGAACTCCACAAACGGGAGCTGGATGAACTCAGACTCAAGATTTCGCAACGTACAGAACGGAGCGCCCAAACTCGGCTGGGCCAACGGCCACAACGCCCGGTCAGCCGGATCAGCGCCGTCCTCAAGCGACCACTCAGCGAACAGCAAGTTCGGGTTAGCGTGAGCAATACCCGCATCCCGAATGCCGCTAAGAATCTCCGAATCCTCAGTACCAGCCGACGACGTGTACCACGTCTGAGGATTAGCGTTAGCACGCTGCGTAGGGCCAAGAGCCGCAATCTCCGCAGCCGTCAGCGCATACGCCTCGTCGCACATCACCAGGTCAATGTCACGGAAACCACGGCCAGAGTTCGGCGACCGAGCGATATACCGCACAAACCCCGGCTCAGGATTCGAGCCAGTCTTCTTAAGCCGGATCGAAACCTCTTCGCCGCCGTTCTTATGCGGCATCATCAGCTCTTCAAGGTCCGGAAAAGAATCAATCTTCGCCGTTAACGACTGCCAAGCCTGCGTGTTCGTCTTAGCCTGCTGCGACGTGTGGAAAATCCGCTCATTCAGACCAAACAGCCCGAAGAACTCACGCGCCTCCAACAGCTCCGTCTTGCCCTGCTGCCGGGGAACGATCAAACACACCTGCCGCGCCGACCACAAACCCTCTTTAGTGCGGCCCAGAGACGCCCTAAACAGCGCTTCCTGCCAAGGCAGTAGGTTGTACCCATACGCCTCGATAAAATCCATCCCGTCGTCTTCTAGGGATGTAAAAAACGTCGGGTAATTGCTAAGGCGCGGCTTCTGCGCACCGATCAGACCCTTGTCTGACCACTCCTTAGCCTTCTCGTCAATCGGAGTCCACAGATCAGACTCAGATTCGACCGTCCGATCCGTGGGAATTGACGGAATAACCGTCATTGCCACTAATCATCACCATTACCAATCTCTAGAGAATCGAGATAGTCACGCATATGAGCGCGCCTATACCAGTAGTCATACTCAGCCAGCTCCGCGTCAGCCTCACGCCGCCACTGGCGCTTCTCCTTAGCGCGGGTACCAGTCCACTCGTCACAGCAAGGGCAAACCACACCCCGACCCGAACGAATGGACTGCATCATCCCCGGCACCTAGGACGCCTGAGCGGCTTTAGCGGCCCGCTCCGCGCGCTTCTTCGCAAGCTCGTCCCAACGCGAGTTCTCCTGCTTTGCCTTCGGCAGCTCACCCAACCCCATCTTGCCCAGAATGTTCGCAAGAGTCGTGTACTGCTGACGATGCTCAGAGATAAGCGGGTTAATAACCTCATCGCCGCGCTGGTTATAACTCAACAACCGACCATCAATCTCCTGGTCGAGCTGATCCAACCTGTCAGCGATACGGCAAGCGTTCAACAAAAGGACCCTCGACGGAGCGTCAAGTTCCCTTTCGGACGCGACACTCTCCCAAAGCTCCTTACCAGCCGCCATAAGACCAGGTGGAACAGTGTTTTTAACGCCATCCCCCATAAATCCCCCTACTTGCCGTACTTCTCAAGAATTTCCTTCATGGCCTTGCGTTTGTCCTTACGCTCAGACCCAAACATGTCCTCGTGAAAGCCGTTAACCCGCACGTCAACCGTCCGAATGCGGCCATTAGGCCAGGTGAACGTCGCATACACGTACGCATCGCCCTTGCGCATCGTCAAAGTCTCGATACCAGCGGCGTGCATCCCCTGATTGGTCCAAACGTTCGGCTTCTCAACCTCCCAACCGAGGCTTTCGGCCATCTGCACCGCGTATTCCTGCGCATTCTTCGGTTTGGCGGCAACCTTCGCCTCCCAGGCCGAGCGCGTGCCGGGACGACTGTCCCGAGACCGCCCACCAGGGCTTGACGGGTCCTTACCACGTCCTCTACCCACGATTTAGCCTCCTACCAGGGGTTTTAGGGGCGCTAACCCCCCTCATGTTCTTGCCTGAATTTCCAGAGAGAGAAGTGTCGCT